ATGCTAATTAAAGACCAACAGATAAAGGCGTTAAAGCCTGATGACAAAAGGTATTCCAAGGCTTGCGGCGACGGCTTGCATATTGACGTCATGCCAAGCGGTCAAAAATCTTGGATATTGTCGTACACCAAAAACGGCAAGCGTACACGAACCAAATTAGGCACGTATCCTATCTTGTCGCTTAAGGACGCGCGCATTATGGCGCAGGATTTACAAAGACAGGCCATTATGGGGTATAGCGACATTTTGATAGACGCCTTGGTTAAAGAATGGATAGACGTTTATAGCCCCAATTGGTCAAGTGAAAAATACCATTACACCGTCGTTTACCGCTTAGAATTGGTGACAGAATACATGACCAAAACCAAGGCAAACGAGGTTACGCGCGCTCAGGTATCGGCGGCCATTGGCGATATAGTCGCAAAAGGCAATATTGAAACGGCCAATCGCTGCTTGCGTCTACTTAAATCAGTGTTTGATTATGCGATTGCAAAAGAGTACGTGCAAGCGAACCCGTGTACCTTGGTCGATAAGATGATACCGGCGCGCAAGGTTAAAAATATGGCCTCGTTGCCGATTAGTGAAATGCCTAAATTTTGGACAGCCATTAATTATATGGATATGAACCACAGCACCAAGCAAGCATTGGCGCTTTATAATTACCTTGCTTGTCGGCCAAGTGAGCTTGCAAAAGCGCGCTGGGATACCGGCGAGTTTGACTTAGATAAGGGCGTTTGGCTGATACCCGCGCACCGCATGAAAATGCGCTTAGAACACATGATACCGCTGTCCGAAAAGCCGCTTGCGATACTTAGGGATTTATACGAGCGCCGGCACGATGACGAGTATATTTTCAAAAACAGCAAACAGCCTTGGGAACACATGCCGATAGAAACGCCGCTTGCTGCTATCAAGCGCGCCGGTTATACCGGTAAGATGACCACGCACGGATTTAGGGCGCTGCTATCTACCACGGCCAATGAATCCAAAGAGTTTGATAAGGACGTGATTGAGCGACATTTAGCCCACGTTCCCCTCAATAAAGGCCGCGCCGCCTATAACCGCGCTAAGTATTGGAATGAGCGCGTAAGACTTATGGACTGGTGGGCGGCCATCGTGTCACCTTGGATTGAGCAAAACGCAGCCGAAAAAAAATAGGGCAAGCGCTGCTTACCCTATTTAGTTTAATCAAGCCGTTTCATCTTCATGGTCGGCGTAGTCGTAAGTCTCGATACCCAAAACCTCGCGCTTGATTCTATCGGCGTCGGTGCGTGTCCATGACCGGCGGTTGCCAACGTGGCGTTGCGGCGGGTTTTCATCTAAGTAGCTGGCCTTAAACGTGCGCTTATCCATGTTAAGCTCATTACATAAATCAGTGAGGGATACCCATTCAACAGGCATGACAGTCTCCTTATTAGTCTCTAATTTCGTGGGGTTCAATGTCGATTAACGTGCCCATACTCTCGCAGTCTGGACATCCAAAAACGCCTACCTCTACATTGCCGTAACGCTTGCAGTTGGTGCAGCGTACCAGTTCAGTGAAAGGCGTTGGATATTCAAGGCCGTTATAAAGCGGCTCATATTCAATACCGTATAAATCCATAATTACTCTTCTCTTAACGATTTCTTAAGCATAGGGGGCGGCGGTAGCCATTTTTCAATAAAGGGCTTTTTAGCGCTGCCCTTGTTGACCGGCCGCCAGCCACGATTACTTAGCCACTTGGCGGCGTTTTGGCTACTAACGCCGGTATATTTAACAAGTTTGGCGTGATAAACCACGCCATCGGGATTTTGATGACTAAGCCATGCTACATCGCGCATAAATCGGTCAATTAATCCGCCGCTCATGGCTAAACTACCTTGAAGCTGGCGGCTTCATTGCCGCTTACTATCGTGATAATGACCGCTTTTTTATCAAGTGACACGTTAAAAACCTCGCTCATATCTTTAAATTTAAGCGTGTTACGGCTCAAGAATTTATCAATCACATAATCTTGGCCTTTGTTGAAATATAGGCCGCCTTTGGTGCATTGCAAACGACTACCTATAAGCGTCGCTTGCACCGCTTGTATCAAGTAAGGGTTATCTTTAATGTCAGTAATAACCCATAAGAAATACGCGCGGCCATCGGCGGTACTGGCAATCTCGTTAATGCTTTCGCCTTTATGCTTACCCATCGGCATACGCTCAGGTATGCGCGCCGCCTCGCTATACTCATATAACGATTGCATATCAGTAATGCCCGCCTCGATACAAAAGCCGCGTAGCAAAATGATGCAGAACCGAACGTCCATAGCGGCGCTGTGGGCTTGGTTGGCATGTTTACGCGCTTCGTCGTAGTGGAAGCGGTAAAGCAGCGCGCCTAAGCTGTGTTCAATATCAGGGTATAGCTTGCGGGCAATCGCTAGCGTGCAAATTAGCTTGTATTGACTGGTATCAACGCCGGCATTTTTAGCGACTTGAATGTCATAATCAATATTGTGGCCAATGATATAAGCCGGCACGACAGGCATGTAATAACTAACGACTTGGGTATGGTCGGGTTTATCGGCCACGTCCTCGGGGCAAATACCGGTAATAGCCATCGCGCCGTAGCTGATTGGCCGCTCAGGCTTGCATAACATGGCCGCTGGCATGTGAAGCGGGTTTAAAACCCCTTTGTCAGAAAAGGCGACGCCGCAATAACCTATTTCAGTTGCTTGCGCTTCGGGCGTGGCATCGGTTGCCTCAAAGTCGATGACGCAAGCGGGCAAGTTTGCAGACATAATCTACCCCTTAACGGTTCTAACTGGTTCTAGTTTAATCATGCTATGCCAGTCGGTCGCTACATACTCACGGCTTGCGATAGGATGGCTATTGGTCGATACGATAATCTCAACACTATCGCCGGCGCTTAATAGCTCGCTCAGTGGTAGGCCGACAATTACCTCAAGCAAATCTTCGGCGCTCATAGTCTTAATGGTTGGTACGGGCTTGCTTAGCTTTCGGTATTTCATTTTGACAACGGCCGCAAAAGCTATAAACGTAAGCGCCAATGTCACTATGGTTAGCAGCATCAATAATCCGGTGGTATTCATAGTAAAAATCCTATTTTAGATTGGCGGCACGATGGCCGCCGCCTTTGTTGTTATTAAGGGTTACTCGCCGCCGTAAAAAGGTGCGAACGGTATATCATCATCAAGCGGGGCACTACTACCGCCGTGGCCGTTTGACGTCATGTTGTTATTGAATTGCTGATGACCTTGGTTTTGCGGCGCTGGCGCGTTGTTGTACTGGCCTTGGTTTTGTGGTGCTGGCGCGTTGTTGTACTGGCTGCCGTTGTTTTGACGGCCTTGCGATTGGTTGTACTGGCTGCCGTTGTTTTGACGGCCGCCGTTGTCACCAGCGCCGTCCAGCATTTGCATCTGTTCAGCGCGTATTTCTGTCACGTACCTATCTTGGCCGTTTTGGTCTTGGTACTTACGGGTACGCAAGCTCCCCTCGATGTAAACCTTGCTGCCCTTGCGCAGATATTGCGCGGCTATTTCACCCAAGCGATTGAAAAGGCTAATTCTGTGCCACTCCGTCGCCTCGCGCTTTTCGCCGCTTTGCTTGTCTGTCCATTGCTCAGACGTGGCCACCGAAATATTGGTCACGCTGCTGCCATTGTTGAATTGGCGCGCTTCGGGGTCAGCGCCTAGATTGCCAATAATAATTACCTTGTTTACGCCTCTCATAACTTACTGCCTTACTTGGTTGTGGTTTGACCGCTGGTAAAGCGGTCGATGATTTTGTTATAAGTCGCCATCAAAACGATGGCGGCCATTCTTAAGCGAGTTTTTAACGATGGTTTCTTTAAAGCCAAAACAAAGAACGTTCCAAACTCATTAACGCCAAACGCAAAGCCATTGTTACCAGTGCTTGCAATCTCAAAAGCATTGCGTTCGTTGTAATTGGTCGCTTGGGTTAAGTATTCACGGCCAAAAGTAAGATGGCCGCGCTTTAGCTTTAACATTCGTCCAAGAAAAGCGGGCTTAAAATCTTGAATACTCTTGGTAACGAGGTCGTTGTAATGAAGAAAAACGCGCTCATTGATTACTTGCCTTGGGTTATAGGTTGGCGGCACGTCCACGCCATCAACCTTGACCAATTGCGCCCCTTGCAACTCATAACAACCGTCGTCAAGCTCAGGCGTTGGCAAGATATGGACTACCGCGCCATTGGTGGCCATCGCTTCACCGTAAATGACATGAATGTAGCGCATGAATTTAGGGCGTTTCTCGATAGTGCTGTCAGTAAAGCAACCGGTATCGTCTAGGGCGCTGGCAAGCCATTTGTATTTGTTGAGGTGCGCTTTAATGATTGATGACATTATTTTTGTCCTATGGCTGGTTGGTTGTTGTTGGCAAGCTGGTTAAGCGCGTTAAATTGCGCTTCACTGTAATAGTATTTTTCACTATTCATAAATTGACCGGCGGCGTATTGGCCGGCCAAGATGGCTTGCTCTAATTCTTGGAATTGCTCAGATGAAAACACGCGGCGGCCGTCGCTGGTCTTGGGCTTGCCATTGGCGTCGGTGATGGCGATATACTCAACCGGTGCAACCCTTAGCGGCGGTCGGCTCATGCGCTGGGCTTGGCCAACGTGCGTTTGATTGCCGTATTGGCCTTGCTGCTGGTTTTGATTGCCCTGATAAGGTTGCGGATGGTGAGTGTAATTATCGGGGTCGTTATCGCCCTCAGTCGGTATGGCAAACACTTGCAACAAAGCGTACTTATGAGCAATGGCCATGGCCTTGTTTGTGCCTTTATCGCCGCTGTCCATAGCCTCGCCAAACGTCGTGACCGTGTGCTTACTGCCATCAACCATAGATATGAAGTCAAAATGACCGGTAACGGTGATATAAAATAGGCTGTTACCATTGCTGCTTTTGCGCTCAACAAGGGCGCGGTCGCTATATCTTGGCGCGATGATTAAGCTATGCTTGGCGATTATCGGGCTTAGCGCGTTATAGACGTCATCAATCCCGCGAAACTTGAATTTAGCGCCGCCCGTGGTGGCGTTGTCCTTGCTAATACCGGTAATAGATATTTCTCTTTGTACCGCGTTGATGGCCGCATATACGTGCGGCGCTTGGTTTGTGGCTGGCGCGATTGGCGCGGCTGGCGCGGTGGCCTTAGTGTTAGCAGTATCCATATAATTTACCCTCAAAAATTTTGTCTAATTGGCGCTCAGTAGGGTTATAAAATATCTGCCCTTGCTTGTTGGTGAACGCACCATTTGCTATCTCAATTAAATACTGTCTGTCACGGCGCGGTAGTACGCGCGCCGGTTTGGTTTGTGCTGCTTCTAGCGCCTTAACCGATTGATGGCTAAGCGCCGCCGCTTGGGGTTTAAAGTTCTCAGTCATAAGGTGTCCTTAGCGGTTGCGATGGCGTTGGCGTTGAAGCTGGCGGTGATTAAAACGCGATTTACCAAACTCTTGGCGGGCGTTTTGGACGTCAGCCCATGAACCGCCGCCAATTGGTCGGCTATTCACAATGCGCATATACTGCTTATAGGCTTGCTCAAATTGAGTTTCTAAGCGGCGCTTAAGGTTGGCATCGGTGGCCAAATCAACGGTCGCGCTAACGCTTGGGTCGCTCAGTAGCGTATAGCGTATGGTGGTCATAAGGCCGCCAAACGGTAGCAGCTCGCGCGGGTTTGCGGTATAAAACAGCTTGTCATCAATCTTGATGGCGTGGCCGCCATCGGTTGAGACGTAAAGCACGGTATCAACATACATTGAATAGCTAATCGAGCCGTCGGCCGCTTCATGCTTGCGCTTGTAAGCGTTGCCAGTAACGGAAACAAGGCGTTTTAATGCGCCCTCTAATGACTTAGCAAGCTCGCTATCAACATCAACCGGCTGCCATTTACGATTAACGTATTGGTAAGCCTCGTTAGTGTCTAACGTGTTTGAGCCGCTGAGCCGGCAAGCATAAAAACTGTGGTTGCCGTCGGTATCGGCGGTGATAAGCTGAGCGCAATAACTGCCATCTTTTTGATACTTGCGAACCGATTTCACGTTGACGAATGTTTGAGTAATCATTATTTTGCACTCCTGTCAGCGGCATATAAGCGCATATTGTGCAGCGTCTTATTAGCATAGGCGTTTTGCTCTTGAAAGTGCGCCAAGCTCATATCGGTATGAGCGGCGCGCGGTTCGATGGTCGATGTTGCGACGTCCTTTTCTACTTGATGCAGTACCAAGTCAGTGCAGCCGGTGGCGTTGCTTATCGCTGCTATCATCAATCCAACAACCAGCCCGCCCGCGATATGCTTAAGGCCGGATTTGGTAGCAGTTAAAGCGGCGGTGCATGGGGTGTCTAAAAACTGGTCAATCTCGTTACCCGCTAGCAGCTTGGCCGGCGAGTAACCCATATTGCGGACAAAATCCCAGTCAAACGTTCTTATGCAAGCGCCGGTATTGGCATCGGTCAAATCAGCATAATTGTTTGGGTGAATGTTCAAGCGCTCATTGCGGCCAAACTGGTAAGTGGCCGGCGTACAGCGGTCGCCTTTATTGATTAGCTTTAAATTTTGTGACATAATAAGAACCTTAGTAAAGAAGTGAAAAACCCTTTTGATAGCCGTCGAAAGGGTTTTTTTTATGCTTGTTTTTTATCAAGCTCTTTGATTAATAAATCCGCCTGTTTGACGGCATACTCTGCTAGCTCATAACGACTAGCGTTACCGCCTTTGGTAATCAGTGCTTGCATTACCATACCCGCCAGCGTGTCGCGGCGGTTTAATTGCTCAGTTGCATTACTCATAAAACCTCTTCTATAAAATTAAATTGCTGTCACCCAACCGGTTTTGCCGTTTCGATGCGTCTATTATGCGCATACGCATTTATAAATGCAAGTATATTTGCATGATAAAAGGCAAATAATGCGTAGACGCATGATTAGGGATGAAAAAAAGCCACTCAATCTGAGTGGCTATAAAGTTTTATTCTTCTAATGTCTATTTTTAATCAATACGAGGTTTTAATTACCAGCCCTAAAATATTGGCGGCCTACCACGATAAGGCTTTCATGGTTATCAGCCGTGATAATTTTATCGGGATACTTGTCATTAAAACTATGTAGGCGCAGCTTACCGCCGCCCTCTAAAAATACTTGTTTAAACATGCGGTCGCCGTCCAGCAGTAGGGCGTACACTTGGCCATCCCTAAGTTCTTTGTCACTCAGTATCACCCCAACTTCGTCTTTATCGTTAATGTAAGGCGACATACTATCATTGCTGGCGCAGACGAGTTTAAATTCATCGGGCTTAATACCCGCCTGTATAAAAAAACCCTCTTCAAAATCCCTGTAGCCCTTTATTTCTTCGAATCCGAACTCTTTATTGCCATCGCCACAGCAAAAAATAACGTTGTATATAGGTATTGGTATCAACTCTCTGTCTCCTTTTTTTACGCGCACAGTCTTACTGTTAACAATTGGCGCTAACAGCTCTTTATTTTCCTCATTAGTCAAATCACTGTATCGCAAATCAGCGACAGTGACCTCGAAAAAATCTGCATATTTTTTAAGCGTTCGGTCACTTGGATTTGTCGTTGTGCCATTCAAAATGCGCGACGTAGTTGTTTGAGGAACGCCTATATCTTCTTGTAGCTGGGTGGCGTTGGTTCGCTTGCTATGTATCAAATGGTCAAGGTTCTTAATTAGAGTGCTCTTCATATAAACCCCAGCGGTTAATTAGCTAATATTTGTACTGCTTATTTTATGCGTTTACGCATATCTTTGACAGCTTGAATGCAAAAGTGGTTGATTTAATGCGCATACGCATTATAATAGGCGTATTTACATTTAAAAGAGAATAAAGCCATGTTGCAGCTACCTCCTCCTCATACATGCTTAGAAAAACTAGAAAAAGCAGGTGTTAATCAAAATGACATCGGCTTAAAAGTAGGTATCCATCAATCAAGTATTTCTCGCATTCAAAACCAACTGTTTAAACGTACAAGTTGGCAGACAGTAGAGAGAATACAAAGTCTTTATCAGCATGTTTGCATCAATAAAGAACCGCTAAACGACTTCATTAACTATGAAGACTTTATAAGGCTTGAAGATGCCGAACATGCCTAACCGTTAAAAGGAATAACAGTATGTGCCAAAAACCTACCCATAAATCCATAACTGAATTATCGCCAGAGTACCGTGAGAAAGCACGGGAAATAAGAAATGCTATTTCCCAGAACATCCTTACTGGCACTCAAACAAAGATTGTCGAAGTAGCGGGGGCTGATAAAAATAAAGTTGGCCGTTTTGTGGGGACTGACCTTGACCTGATTGCCACAATGCTTGCCGTCCTAGAATTAAAAGTAGTGCCGGAAGATCACGTTTATTGCTCAAAAGAAACGGCGGCAGCGACGAGGGAATTGCTGAGAAATTGTTTCAATTCTCCTGATTATATGGCGATTTTATTTAAGTAAAGCTGGCATGTAGCTATTTAAAAACAGACAAGTGCCAATTCAATTATGCAAAAACAGGAATAACCGCAATGACGAATCTAACCAATTCAAAAAAGGCAACGGTCATAAAAATTGATAACAACCCTTATCACTCATTCAACGCTTACGTGCGCCCAAAGCGCGTAAACACTGATTACCGCCGCCATCCAAACGCGCGCGTGATTAATCTTGACCCCACCAATAACCCTGACGAAGTTTGTAACGCTTATCGTGACATTCAAATTGAAGCGCAACTAAAACGCATTGCCAAAAACGAGAAGCGCTTAGCTGAGCGCCGCCGCATTGCTGAGTTTGCCGCCGCTGATGCCAAGATACGCGCTGAGCAAGCCGCCCTTAAGCGCGCGGCCACGCAAAAGGCCTACCGCGAAAATTCAGCATTGGCCAAACGCCGTAACGCTATCTTGGCGCGCATGAATGACGGTGAGTTTTTGCTAGCGCCTGAATCGGGCAGCTTGCGTAGCGCGGCCAGCCATGACGTCGCTTTTATTCGCTATGACCGCAAGGTAAGCCTTGTGTCTGTTACGTCAGTCAATGTGAGTTACGAAGCTACGGGCGCGCCCTTGTCATTATGGGGTATTGACAACTTTAAGCGTCTACCTAAGCACCCTTACAGTGAGAAGCCTATCACCAGCCGTAACGAGCTTATGCGCATTATGTTAGACATGCTCAATCAAGGCTATTTCGTGCAAGTGGAAGATATTAATGCCGCTATTACCAGTATCAAGGGCGCGGTATCAGCATTAAGAAAAGAGGGCGTTGTGGTGTGTACTGTGCGCAATCCGAATAAAGACGTTCAAGCGCTTGGCTGGATTATTCCAAGTGCCCTAAATGGGCTTACTGAAAACAAATTTTTCACGATGGCCGACGTACAAAAAGCGTAGGCACAAAAAAGCCGGCTACTTGGGGTGGCCGGCGTGGTGTTAATCAACTAATCACAGACAATCAACAGGGGTATTTTGACATGGTAATAGATGATTTACAAGAGGTTTTGATGGCCGATTATTTGCGGATTCCGCACATGGTTTTGAAAATGCAACAGGTACTTAAAAACCCTAGTGCGTACTTATGCTTGCAATTTGTATGGTACAAAACCGGTGGCTGGAATAAAGGCCGCGATACGCTTTCTTATTCTCAGTTTAAGAATGACCCCGTTCATGGTAGCGGCGCAAGTATCAAAACAATTGAGCGCGGCGTTAAGTTATTAATCAAAGAAAAAATAATCAATGCGACGCCAAGTTTTAACAATATGAGCGAGTATTCATTAAATTTTGACACTATCCGCGCGCTGGCATGTGGTGAGAAAGCCCCGTCAAAAAGTCTTAGCTTAGACGAACAAGCCCCGTCAATTTGTCTAGGCTTAGATGAAGCAAGCCCCGTCAATTTGTCTGCAAGCCCCGTCAATTTGTCTGCAAGCCCCGTCAATTTGTCCGACAAGCCCCGTCAAATTGACGTACACAATAGATACTATACAAAAGATACTAATACAATAAATACTAATACAACAGATAACGCCGATTTATCTGCTAGTGAAGCTGAGGTTGAAGCAACAGAAAAACCTAAAACCCCAGCTAAGAAAAAAACCGCTAAGAAAAAAACCGAAGTTAAATTCAATCCCTTAGAAGTAAATTTACCTGACTACGTTGATACAGAAATGTGGGCGGGTTATCACCAAATGCGCGCCGATATTAAAAAGGCCGCCACTGAATACGCTTGCAAACTCATACTTAAGGACTTTGAGCAATGGCACGCCAAAGGCCTAGACGTCAATAATTCTCTTAAAAACGCCATTGTCGGTAAATGGGCGGGCGTTTTTGAGCCAAAAGAGCGCCTACAGCAAGCCAATAGCCAATTCACAAACTACCGCAAAACAGCCGACCCATTAGCCGTAAACGACGCATGGGGTTATGACGCGCCTATGACTGACGCCGAGCGCCGCGAATACCTAAACTTGCCAGCCCTTGACAGCAACGATGATTACCGCCAACCAGCGTTTGATTTTTCTAGCCAAGGAGTGACCCAGCTATGAGCGATTTAATCACTGTAAACACACTTGACCGCCGCGCACCAAGCGCCGCCGATTTTAGTAAAGACCATGTGAACACGCCAAACGGTGAGCTATCCAAGATTATCAGCACCATACCGGCCGGCATGGCCTTAGAAAAAATCAGCGTGACTTGCTCAATGCACGGTAAGGCAACTTGGTTTATCACGAGTAAAGATTTAGCCGCCGGTAAGACCGGTTGCCAAAAATGCCGTTGGGAGATTGAAGCGGCTGAGCAAAAGAAAATCATCAACCGTCAAAACATGCTTGCCAGCGTGGCCATGCCCGCCGAGCATATCGGCGCTAATTTCGCTAACTGGCAAGCGATTGGCGGCGGTGATAAGCAATTGGCTACCCGTATTCAAAACATCGTGAACTTTGGCCAAAACTACGCGGCCACCTATCGACGCGGCCACGCCAATATTTTATTAACCGGTAACACGGGCACGGGTAAAACCAAGCTGGCTTGTCTTATCGCTAATGAGATTATCCGCTGTAATTACACCCCGCGCATGACCGTTATTTTTAAGCGTTCAGCGGACATTCAGCGTGAGTTTAAAGAGTGCTGGAACAAGGCATCGGTTGAAAGCGATAAGGCCTATCTTGACCGCCTTGGCCGCGCCACCGTATTGATTATCGATGAAGTGGGTGAGGGCGACACGGGCTTTAGTGACAAGGCCGCCGACGCCGACCGTGAGCGCCTATCGGACTTAATCGACAAGCGTTACAAAGACGGCTTGCCGACCATCATAACAACCAACTTGCCGCCAAATGATTTTTACGCCCACGTTGGCCACCGAGCCGCCGACCGCTTGCGCCAAAACATGGTTGAGATTGTCTGTAATTGGAAAAGCTACCGGTATGCAACCGGCCGCGTTATGAGTTTGTAAGGGGTGGTTATGCGATTGATTAAAGGCGGTAAATTTACGCCCGCCAAACCAAAGAAATCGGCCAAGCGTCCTTTGATGGATTCAGCCGAACGTATAACCCTTGATGGCGATGGTGCATGGAAGTTTGACCGATGGCTTTATGAGCAAAAAAGCAAAGCTGAGCAAGACGCTATTCAAGACAAGGCGGCCAATCCGGACAGATACTTTGTCGCTTTTGCCGTACTGACTATGCCGCGTTCAACAGCGCCGCTTCACTTATGGCCACGCACCATCAATGAAACCTTTTTGTTTGAGCAGCCCTTGCAACCGTCGCTTGATGACGTGATGGCCACCGCCAAACAAGCATGGCAAATTGCCCAAAGCATTGAGATAACAAACTTTTATGAAATGAATGAAGCGGATTACTACGCCTTTTTAGGTGATGAATCAGGCTGGATGGTAATTAAGGAGTAAGGCATGGCCGCAATTTTACTAGATAACATCGTGATAGACCTAAGCGATTCAAGCGATTATTCAAACTGGCACAACCACTGGCACAACGATACAGCCACGCTGAAAACTTTTAGCGGTGATGACCACGAACTTAAAGTAAACGTTGGTGATGACAGTCTGTCTATCCGCGCACCGCTTGGCGTGATGATGATGATTATGGATGCTATCGCGCTAGAAGTTGGTTACAAAACCGTTGCCGTCGTTGGTGAGGATAACAGGGCTGATGCAGAGGCTTGTGACGAATATTTTGATAGCGCTGGCGTGTACCACTTAAATCAGAGAGGGCAGTAATGGATATTAAAAAAAGCGCTAAGAGTGAATTAATACAGCTAACGCAAGCGGACTTTAAATACGCACCTGATTGGGCTAAATGCGCCGCCGTTGATGAAAGCGGCCTTGGCTTCTATCACAGCTTAACCGCAGAAGAGTTGACTACAACCCGTGGTCAATGGTGGCCAAAAAATCATATCGATTATAACCATTATGTAATGGGCGTTATGACTGGCGAAAAGATGACTGCCAGCTATGCCGATGCCATCAAGTTTGATGCTAGCAATTGGCTCAATTCAGCTATTAACCGTGAGGTGACATAGCATGACAAACAACCAAGTCAAAACCAATGGCCAAATCGAGTATGCGCGCCGCCAAGCCGCCGCCAATGCTAACCGGCCAAACGCCCATGGGGTTTTTAACAGTAGCGCTTTAACGCTGGCGGGCGAGCTATGTATCGGCATGACCTATAGTAAAACCAACGGTTACTACGCTTGCACTTATACCGGTATTCCAAGCGAGCGCGATTTTAGCGATAGCCGCCGATGGACATTACAGGGGCACTCAATGGACGGCCTAAGTGACTTAGACCTATCAACGGTACAAACGGGTATTAGAACTATTTAAAACGCCACAGGGGCTAGATTATGGCTAAGACGCGCGGTATTCAGTGGGCGGATATAGCAAACACCAACGTTGGACGCATGAACGCGCACAAAGTAGCGGACGTATGGCCGACCAAGGCCACCAATGCGGCCAAAAAAAGCAAGTACGGCAACGTGAAAACCATCATCGACGGTATCAAGTTTGACAGTAAAGGCGAGGGCTTGCGCTATGAGTTTTTAAAGTACGCGCAAAGCCTTGGCCGCATTAAAGACTTACGCTTACAAGTGCCGTATGAGTTGACCCCAAAAGGGCGTAAAAAAGACGGCACAGCGGTACGCGCCGTCGTCTACAAAGCCGATTTTGTGTATATCAACAATGAAACCGGTGAAGAAGTCGTTGAGGACTTTAAGGGTAAACGCACTCAGGATTACATCAATAAAAGCAAGGCAATGCTCGACGTACACGGCATTGAGATTTACGAAACCAACAGAAACCACCTTAAGGAATACAGATTATGAGCAATGCCCGCGCCGCTATGGTGACAATGAAAGAAAATCAGATTGAGGGCACATTGTATATCAATGGCCAAGTCGTCGTCGGCCAGTGCCGATTTACCGTGCCGGAGTTTGCCGCCAACAGTGAGGACGCCAACACCCAGCAGAAGCGCGAAGAATTACTGATTGACCGCGCGCTTGAATTAAACCCCGAAATAGCCCTTGTTCGTGCCGACATATTCTTTCACCAAGACCAAGAAGAGGCCGCCGCTGATGACCGCTAAAAAAGATTGCACAAAAACAATATGTCCGCTGTGTGAGCGTAAATGCCAAGCGGGTTCTACCAGTAGCGGCTTGATTGAAAACAACGGCGCTTGCTTGCGTTGCGTGCTTGGTAAAACACAAGAGCAGATTGATGAATTGATAGCCGCCAAAGGCAAAAATGCCAAGCTAAAAAACAAGATTAAAAAAGGGGTTTTTATGGGGCTTGATTTAGGCACAAAAGAGGCGAGAGGTTTAATAGCGATTAAGAATAACTGTATTCAAAACGTTGACGTCGCTGAATTGAATAGCGTTGAGATTGATAATAGCTGTGATTGCGCGGCGTGCCAGCACAGAAGAAATAGTGACGACATGAAAATAAAGTCGCCCGCTATTTTTGAGGGTTACGAAGTCAGTAAAACTTTTATTAGAAATGAAAACGCCTATATTTGCGATGGCGGCTATGCCGAAGAAGTGACAATCAAAAAGACATGGCAAAAACCGGACGGTTCAGCATGGGTTACGTTCTTATCTAATATGCGCATGGGCTTTTTGGATATGCAGTTAGCTGATTTTGCTAAGAAATATAAGGCCAAGCCGGTAGAGGCGGTTGAGCCTACGCCCGCGCCCAAACCAAAGGCGGACGCACCAGCGCCGGCAAGTGATGGCAAGCGTTATTTTTATGTCACTTTTTCATGCAATGGCGGCGGCAAAAAAGGATTTAAGCGCGGCTATATTTGCGTAAGAACTTTTGGCAATAAAATATTTAGTATCGAGCGGTTATCAAAAAATATTAAAGAGATACTATTAATTAAAGGCCAGCGGGTTAAAGACGTTTTAATAACCGACTGGAAAGAAGTTAATCAAATCGACTACAAACAATTAACGGATGATGAAAATGAAACGCCTTGCAAACTTCTTTAATAAACCGCCATTGCCTTTTGACAGAATATTGATATTAGGTTTTTGCCAGCTAGTTTTAATTATTTTGAGTGAAGAGCGCGGCCGCTTCTATGGTTGGGCTAATGTTTTTCATAAGGCGCTATTGGCAGCAATAATCCTAGCGGTATTGTTGCAGTTAATCAGATTAATTAACGAAGTGAGAAGAGATAAATAAAAAGCAATAAAAAAGCGCCAATGTTGGACGCATTGGCGCTTAGTTTGCCGCAGGATATGAACTGAGCAGATAGCAAATCGATTATATAAACATTGCAAGTGTATTGCAATGACGGGATGCTCAGGGGGAAAAGTGGCCAAACGTTTAGGGTATACAAAGCGTGACGTAAAGAACATCAATGTCACCGTAGGATTGAATCTAGCCGCCGCACGGCGCAATGCTGGCATGACACAAACCGAAGTCATGCAAGCGGTATGGGGTGTATCCAATAATCGAAACAGAATTAGTGAAATCGAGAACGGTAAAAAGGATTTAACGCTCATTGACTTGCTTATTTTTCAGAACTTATACGGCCAATCATTAGATTATATATGCGGCCTATCTACTGAACCCGAAGTCGATATGCTGGCTGGCACGATTAACCACGTTGTCACGCAATCCCATTGTCTTATTGAAATGATGGCCAGCGAGCTTGCCGGCGTCGTTGTTGGCCACATGAAAGCCATTAACCAAAACGACCACGCCGCGCTATTACAGGAAACTAGGGATTTATGCGCCGCAATTAAAGAAGAGCAGCGCAAAGGCGTGCAATTGTCGCCGTCCGTGCTTCATACGGTCAACCGCGCTATGGGTGTGATTAGAAAAATAGACGTTGACCAAGCAAGGCAGGTCAATGCTATTGATACGCAAATGATGCAGATAAAAGAGCGCGTCGATAAGGAGGACAAACACCGCCTATTGCGCGACATGGATAAGCATTACCAATACAGCATCCCGTTGATTGCGCCCGAAGAGTTAGACGAAGAGATTGCGGTGGGGGTGAATTGTGGATAATAGGCCGCTACCGACCGACGTTTGGGAGGCCGCCCGCCTGATATGGGAAAACACCGCCACCATAACCGACCGTGAATTGATTGAGCAATTGTCCGATGCTTTTGGTGAGGAAGCGCCTAAATCTAGCGGCACAATCAGCAAGCGCCGGAAAAAAGAAGCATGGAAAAAACACAACCTCATAAAACCGTCAAAAAGCGGAAGCACAGCCACCAAAACGGGGGCAAAAGCGGAAGCAAGAGGGGCAGGAAGCAAGCAAACGAGGAAGCAAAAAGCCCAAAAAAAATCTTTGATTCCATCGAAAACTAATAAAGCACAAAACACGGAAGCAAGCGCCATCGAGGAAGCAAGACAAGCGGTTATTGGTGATATTTCGGAAAGTGTCGTAGTCAACGCCGCCGACCGTGCCAAAGTCATTCAAAAGTACCGCCGCCGCTACAAAAATTTAGGCGATTTATTCGACCAAGCGCTCGATATAACGCTCAGTATTAAGAGCTTGGCCGACGACGTTACCCGTGCAGAAGAGGCGGCATTAATCGGCAATTACGGCGCAAACTTTGAGATAGGCGAAAATACCAATGCTGAGCCGTCAAACGACGTTGAAGTCGCCGCCCAGCGTGTGCAAAAAGCCATGGTATTGAGCAAATCGCTAACCGATACGACGACCAGCTTAGCCATTGCGCTTAAGGCAATCTCAGAGGTAGACATGCCGATGCTTGGTATCACCGCCGACGACTTTAAGCAATCAGAGCAAGACCGTCGTTTGGGTGCATTGGCCGCCCTTGGGGATATTGATGATAAAGAACGCGAAGCCCGCGAACGCTTAGTACCCGAACTTCACGCGCGCTTACTTGAAATTATGGACGTTGAGGCAAGCCCCAGCTTTGGTGCGGAGTATAAAGACGACCCCGACGAAGCCGAAGAAATAGACTATACCGACGTTGAGGATTGAAAAACTTTACCAAAAAAAAGGATTAACCTAATGACCGAAAAACCTATTATTTTTGATGCTAACGAAGTCAACGCTATATTGGCGGGTAATAAGACGCAACATAGGATACCTATATTGACCAGTGAGCAGGTAAGCGCTGGCTATGAATGGGATTTTGCCGCAGATGGTGATGCTGCTATTTTTCATAAGTGTGCAAATGACGGCGATAGTGTCGAAGATACTTTACTTATCGATTGTCCGTTTGGTGCTACTGGCAATAGATTGTGGGTGCAAGAGGATTGGACGACGAATAGTGTGTTTGATAATGAGCCTTTAGCTAGCTTATCAAGAGTAATTTCAATCAATTATATCGCTGATAGCAAGGATATTAGAACAGGTAGGTTTAGAAAGGCTGAGGACATGCACCGTATAGCAAGTCGCCTACTCTTAGAAATAACCGATATTAGCATTGAGCGTGTGCAAGACATAACGCTTGGCGATTTACTAAAAGAGGCGCGCGATGGGTTAATGGATTTCGCAGCTGACTACTGGATGCCAAAGCATGGCGAGGTTGCATGGTTTAAAAACCCTTGGGTTTGGGTGATTGAATTTAAGGTGGTTGGTGATAATAAGATATACCAACAAAAGGATGGTAGCCATGCAAACTAGACCTTATGAGCCTTTTGGCTTTAGCTTTGGCCATTGCGCCAATATTGACCCTATCGGCTTAATCAAAGTCAATCGCCGCAACTATGAGGCGCTAAAAAATAGCGCCAATCCGCAAGTTTATTACAATGCCGCAATGGGCGCGTTGATGATTGATACCAACCTAGTGATGATAGACGATGAATTGGCCGACGATATAGCGATGTATCAACCAAATTTCACAGCAAAAACCGCTGAAGAGAAAACCACAAATTGGCCGATATTTTCGCCCGAAGCCCTTGAAAATAGGGCTATTTTCGCTGAAGAGATAACCTTGTTTAAATCTAAAGAAGATTCAGCGCCGCCAATCCGGCCAATCGAACCTATCCGCCTTTTTGACATTGCCCCATAACGCCCACTTAAGGACAGCAAATGACATTGCAATTTAGACGAACCAAGCACGTCGCCAGCCAGCTTAGAACCGATAGAGCTGTCAGCATAGGCGACATAAGAACCATTAAGCATGAGCACCAGCATGAGCCTGACGAGCGGGTAATAACCCTCACGATGGAGCTGAGCGCTCAGGAATTAATGGAGCTTGAATTGGCCATTGAAAACCACGTCAAACACATGCGCAAAAGCAATTGGGTTTACGCCGAGCTTAAGACCGTGCAGCGCTTACTTTTGATAGGATTGCAGCGGCTAAAAGACCAAAAGACGACCGGCGCTTGGTATAATACAGACGACTAAACTACCCTTAAGGACATGACCCGATGGCGCAAGCACCTATCAACGATAAAGAGCTATTGGCCGCATTGGTGGCCGATATTAACGCTGGCAAGTACCCACAGCTTGCCAAGTGTGAAGCGGTGGCCAACGAGATTGACACCGAGCTATTTGCGCAAAATCCCGATGGCTTTACCGCGTGCGTACCGATAGGCTTTATCAAGGCTTATGACGCCCACACCGTCGCAAACGAGCTAAAAGCACAGCTAGACGCTTGGCTAGGGATAGGTATACTTTGGACGGCCGAACCGATAAATAGCCTTATCCATTAGCCAATAGGAACACCAAAGCCGGCAACCGCCGCAAGATGACATAATTTAGTGACCTATAGATACCAAACAGGCGCTAAATTATGACCATCTTAGACTATGACAATCAAGGCTTTATCATGGGCGTTCGCCGCATGAGCCAAGGCATTGATAACGTCCACGACGATACGCAAGAAATTGTCCAAATTCTTAAAAGCCAAAATCAGATTGCCAACACCAAAATGAGCGAATTAACGCGCGCCGTGCGACATGCCAGCGCCCGCGCCGCCGCTCGAAGCAATCCGCATTTAAACCGCCAGCAAGCCCCAAACGGTGCGCCGGATTCACCGCTCAGTGATGAAACCCCACAAGACCGCGCCGCGCGCCGTAGCGCCAATCGACGCGCCAGCCGTACCAGTCGCAGCAATAACCCGCGTCCGACCAATGACAATGGCAATAACCGCCGTAGCAATACCCGCCGGCCAACCATTAGCGGTGACAGCGATAATGCCGCCGACCGCGCGCGAACCCGTAGACCATCAAACAATCCAAACGGTGGCAGCAACAACCCCGCCCGCGAACGTGATGAAAACGGCCGTTTCACCGGTGGCAGCCAGTCAGCAAGCCAAGCGGCGTTTGCGCGCATGATGAATGGCTTTAAAGGCGTTACCGGTAACGGCAATATCGGCGGCGTTGACCCCGTATTAGACAGCCTAAAAGAAGCCAAGGATTTATTATCCCCGCTTGGACGGGCGGCCAAACTTGGCGGGCGTGCTGCTAAGTTTAGCGTGTCCAAACTAAAGGCCATGAAGCGCCGCGAACCCTTACCGATTGACCAAGACCGGCACAATAACGAGAATGAAAAATTACTCGATAAGATATGGAAAGCGATTAGAAAAACAGGCGAAGCGGGCGGCGGTATGCTTGGCGGCTTGCTTGGTGGACGTGGCGGCGGACGGCGTGGCCGTGGTGCGCTTGGCAGACTAAGAGATTTAGGCGGGCGCGGCTTACGTGCTGTGGGCGGCATTAAAGCCCTTGGTGCAATCAGTGCAGTGGCCGGCGCGGCAAGCCTTGGCATGGACTGGAAAGGCCTAAACAAAGAAGAGAAAACCGAGCGCGTAGGTCAAGTTGGCGGCGGTGCAGCCGGTGCGCTTGTTGGCGGTACGATTGGCTCAGTCGTACCGGTAGTGGGTACGGCCATCGGCGCGGTGGTAGGCGGCTATCTTGGCGCTAAGGGCGGGGCGATTATTGCCACAACCGTTGAGCCTCATATCAGCAAATGGACTGATGAAGTGCGCGCTTATAACCTACCTAGAAGAATGAACGAAACTTGGATTAGTGGCATCCGGTCATTTTTTACGAGAATGGATGCACTCGCGGGAAAAATGAGCGCTTGGATAGATTCTCAGGCGACTAATATCAGCAATGGCGTTTCTGCAACGGGGGCAGGGCTTTCGGAGGCTTTAGGGCTTAGCGGGTTAGGTTCTGTCTCAGAAAAGTACGAATCCGGTGGCCGCGGCGTTGGTACAGTATCAAGCGGCGCGGGTGATAGGGGCGGTGTTTCTTATGGTACGCATCAACTATCGTCAAAAACTGGCACGATGGCGGCCTTTTTAAAAAGCCCTGACGGTAAAGCGTTTGCTGGCGAGTTTGCAGGCTTATCGGCGGGTTCAGCCGCTTTTAGCGCCAAGTATAAAGACGTTGCCAATAGGCGCGGTGATGAATTTAAGAAAGCACAAAAAGACTATATTACCCGTACTCATTACATGCCAGCCAAAAAAATCGCTGAAAGCTATGGTTTTGATACGTCCAATCGCGGCATCCAAGAGGCTATCTATTCTCATTCAACCCAATACGGCGCTAACCATAAGTCGCGTTTCAAGCGCGTTGCAGAAAGCGGCGTTGATATGAAAGACAATCAAGCTGTATTGAAAGCATTGTATGCAGATAAAGCGGCCTATGTTAATAAAGACTTTGCTAGTAGCTCACCGAGCGTAAGGGCAAGCGTAGCAAAACGTATTCAAGCAGAAAAAGCGGACGTGCTCGCTATAGGCAAGGTATCGGGCGTTAAGAATACGACCAAAGAGGCCGCAGACAAGGTGATTGATAAAGCCAAGGATGTTGTCACTCAGAAGCAACCTAGCACGAAGCAGACGGGCAAGTCCGCCGCCAGTCAAGCGGTAAATAATAACAGCGCGCTTGGTGTTCAGGTTGGCAACATGCGGCCAAGCAAAGCCGCTGAAAGCGTGAACAATCAGTTTGCAGACAATAAGCCATTGATATTTAAGTCATCTACTAACACGCCAGCCAGCAACCCCGCTCGCGTTGGTTTAGGTGATATGAAAATGACTAACAATATTGCAGCGTCAAGTAAAGCGGCAATGGGTTACGGGGCGGCAAGTTTTGCGCCAACGCCGATGTTGAATATCCCCTCAATGCCAAAAATAGCCCAGCGTTTAGACAGTGGCAGCAGCGATAAGCCGCTATTTGTGCAGACCAATAACGACACCATCAATCAGAACGTATCAGACCGTGACCTAGCCCATGCCATTACGGGCGGACTTGGCCAATCAAGACAGTGGGGTTAGCAATAAATATATCCCCTAGAGATACAGTAGTGTTACAATCTTGAAAAATTATCTGATAGAGGGTTGTTAAATGCAGTTATCAGTCAGTTTAAGGAAAATAAGTGTTATAGCTAGCGTTATTGGGGTGCTATCAATTACCGCTTGCGATAGTCAGCCTAATAACGATGAAGGGGAAGATGCTATGGCATCTTCTATTTACGATTCGGATGTGATGGCAGACGACCCTAGTGAGATAACAGGTAACCCATGTTTAAATCCGTGGGTTATTCAGGGTATGAAGGAAAATATCATTGAAAATGCTTTTGAATTACTAAGTAATCAACGAGGGTTCGATGATAGATACCAAGCGCTCCTAGATAGCTCTAAAATAGAGTTTGATTTCATTTCAAACCCTGATGTAAGTACAGGTGATATTGTAAAATGTTCAGCGCAAGCAAATGTTACCTATGTTGGCAATGATGGTACGCCTGACGCGATAGTATCTAAAGCAGCAAGGTTAATCAACAATGGAAGTCCTTTGCATTCGTTTATGAATATGGGTATTACTGCATATAATATCGATGAGTTTAGAAGAATGAACGGGAATGCTTTTTCGGTTAATGTAGATTATGAGATTAGCTCAACATATTCTGAAAGCGGCGAGGAAAGCGAAACTTATAATGCTCAGATTGGTTCAGCAGCGACCATGCTGGCAAGTATTGTAGCGTTTGACCAATATACTCAAGACCAAGAAGAATATAGAGCGCAAGCACCAGCAAGACTGAAAGCAATGAGGGAGCGTATCGCAATTGAAGATGCCCAAGTAAGAGCGGAGAATCTAAGAGCTGAAAGTGAAATTTCAAATAACATTGAAAGTGCGCAATCTGATGATTTAGATGCCGAGAATATTGCTTATGACGAGGATGATGCAGTCATAGTTGAAGAGCCAGCGTATTAAATAGCATGTTTAGCGCTATACAGTGCTAGATTAGGCCATAGGAACACCCCACCAGCCAGTAAGCCCAAGCCCTTTAAACTAAACGTATTAACAACCGTTTATTTTAAGGGGCATTTTTATGTCAAAGAAAACCCGCACAATCACCTACAACCTAGCCGACCGTGGCCGTGCGCATAACGGCGTTGACCGCTCAGACCTTGATATACGGTCAGCGGTGAACCGCATTAACGCGCCGGACGTTCAAGAGCTTGTCAGTAGCGGCGATTTATACGGCTATTACGGCCATGAATTACGCGCCCGCTTTGGTATGAATCCGCCTGACGTTTGGGTGAACCCGCAGACCGGCGAAAATATCCGCATTGAACCCGCCTTACGCACCATTGAGCTATCGGCCGATAACGATGGCAACGTGACCACGCGCCATGAATTTTTAGACACCGACAGCGGTAAATACTCAGAACGCCTATATGCCAATAACGCGGGCGGCTTTAGTAGCGCCATGGTGCGCCGCATGAATGAGACTGGCAAGTACGAAGTGACCGGTTTTGCCGGCTTTGATTATGTCCGCCAGCCAAACTACAACACCAACCGCGGTGACGGCATGTTTGATAGCCTTTTTTGGATTGATGAAGCCGAAGAAATGGCTTTTGACAGCATGACCCATGTAACGCCCGAACGCGCCGCCATCATGGCCGCACTTGAAACCGCGATTATTCACCAGTACGACAGCATGGCAACCGCTATTCACTCAGAAATGATGATTGGCCATTACCAAAAAGAAGCCTTAAGCGCGCAAGAGTTGCTTATCGAACGCCAGCAGCAGATGGCCAATGTGAAAGCCCGCCAGCAAGCCCGTAAAGAAGAGCTTTACGATAGCCTTATTTGTCCGTCCGTATCGTTTGAAGAGGCAACCGCGCAATGGGATAGCTTTGCTCAATCCGGTACAAGCGACCGCGACCTTTTGACCACTGAGAGCGCCAAGCAAGCGCGCGTAAATACCGAACGTCGTGAAGAGCGCGTATCACTGTTTGGCCGTCAACGCCGTTAATAGGGGTTTTTATGAGCAAGGTTAATCGTTTGTTATCCCCGCTTGAATCCGTGCAAGACGCATGGGGCTATCGGTTACGTGATTTTCGCCAGTGGTGCTCGCCCGCCGGCCAGCAATCCATAAGAGACTGGAAAAAGCGCCGCGTTGAGGGCGCTATCATCGTCGCTAAAACCAATATGGTTGATGACGCCGAAGCGCTATTGCGTGCCATTCAGCGTACAGACAACGCCCGCGCCGGTGGCAATACCACCAACACCGGCACAAGCGTTGCTTTGCCGGTTATGGTAACGGCAATCAGCGCCATTGAAGCGCCGCCGGAATATGAAATCGTAAAGCCTAACCCGAATTGGGTAAACGTGGTTGTCGATAACGACCCGTTACAGCGCGTGGTACAAATGCGCGCCGCCGCCGTGGCCTATCGTTGCCAAATCGCCTTTTTTGCGCCGGACATTCACGCCGCGTCGTCGATTGCCAATCAGTTTGTCAATTATTTTAAACATGAGCGCAAGCGTAGCTTTGACGTCGAATATGAGCTTGGCTTTGCTGGCACGGCCATTATCAAAGACCAATGGAATTTTAAAGTCGCCGAGAACACCATTTATCCCGATAAAGTCAGTCTTGATATTAACACCGTGCATGGCGTGACCGTCGATTGCACTATTGTAGGCCTTGAACCGAACGTCGTTGGCCTTGGCCATGCTGATGATGATTTAACCGATACCGGCGAACCTGATGGCAGCATACCGCCAAACTTGCCGCCGATTGATGGCAGCCGTGACCCCGCCGACCAATTAAATGCGTTTGTCATTGAAGCGGACGTGATGGAAAAGGGCGCGCGCCATACCCGCGTTAATATCGACCCTGATACCGGCGTCATTACTGAGCAAGATATTAAGGACAGCCCATGAGCGACACCCAAACACTAGCGGCCAAGATGGCCGTTAAGCTGGTCAGCAAGCTAAGCGACCTAGCCACCGGCAAGACTGACAAGCCCGCCCAGCCCGCCGCCAAGCCCAACATCGTTATCATCGACGCCCGCGCCGCCGGTTACGATGGCGACCCCGCGCGTATTATGGCGGTCACTGACGCCAACAGCGGCATGATCAACATTAAGGTTGAACGCGCTTGGCGTGAACAGCCCGTGCCAGCCGATAACACCATTGTTGTCACCGATACGCCGCAAGTATTCAATCATTGGGGCTTATCGTTCAATGAGCGTGAGCAAATGCAGTCGGTCATGGCGTCATACAAAGCGGTCACGGCCGCCGGCTTGTTAAAGCTCGATGACACCTTGCAGCGCTATAACCCCGCTCAGGTTATCCAAACGCGCAAGATTGACGATAGAGGCCGCGCGCTGGACTTTGACAGCATGGGTATGAATAACGGCCATATTGCCGTACTGCTAGCCGTTTGGGCGGCGCGTATGGTGTATGGGGGCTATGCAATCACAAAAGAGCCTGACGAGGCAAATAACGACGATGACGACGGCGACGATGACGATATGTTGCCGTTTAGCATCTAGGGCATGGTAAATGATAGACAATTTACTTGAATTGCCGGAATGGTTAGAGGTATGCGACCGTTACCGTTATGACATAACCCGCTTTGCCGTGGAAGCCTTAGACATGACGTTTGAGAGCGGCCAAGCGGTGACATGGCAGCAGGAATTATTATTTAAGTCGATTGAGATACCAAGTAGCCGGACGTCGGTTGCATCCGGCCACGGTTGTTTTGGTTTTAATACTGAAATCATGCTTGCAGACGGTAGCAAGCAATTTGTGCAAAATATCGGTATGAATGACCGTTTGATGGGTGATGATGGCATAACCCCGCGTGAGGTCATGGATGTTGTACGCGGGCGTGAAAATATGTACCGCTTTATCTATTGTGACGGTACAAGCTACACGTTCAATGAAAGCCATATTTTGTGTTTGAAGCGCGCCGGCATTGATAAGACCATGACGGTTAAGGATTTTGTCGAGCATGGCGCGGGCATTGGTTTTTACTGCTATCGCAATATTGGCGGCGTTATCGTTGACATGCCAATACAAACCGTTGAAGCGTTAGGTGAGGGCAATTATTACGGCTTTACGCTCGATGGTAATGGTCAGTTTTTGGGCGCTGATGGCATGGTATTGCACAATACTGGTAAATCACGTTCGGCCGGTATTATCGCTTTATGGCATCTGCTTTTTTACCCCGAATCGGTAATGTTATTCACCGCGCCGCAAATTGGCCAATTGCGTACCGTCGTATGGAAAGAAATTAATATCTGTATTCAGCGCTTGCGCAACAACCCCATTTTAGGCTGGCTTGCCGATTTTATCGTCGTTTTGGCCGAAAAAATTTACATCAAAAACTTTAAAGATACGTGGTTCGTTTTTGCTAAGACCGCGCCTAAGCACCAGCCGACCAATATTGCCGGTCAGCATGGCGACCACTACATGGTATGGGCGGACGAGGCTTGCGGTATTGATGACGCGGTAATGGAAGTTGCCATCGGCGCATTGACCCATGAAAACAACCGCGCCGTATTGACCAGCCAGCCGGCCACGAATACCGGCTTCTTTTATGACACCCATCATAAGCTGAGCTACAAAAACGGCGGTATATGGATTGCGCTTGAATTTAACGGCGAATTATCCCCGCTGGTCAGTAAGTCAAAACTAATCGAAGCGCTTTACCAGTACGGCAGCCGCGACCATGCCGGTTATTTAATCCGCATACGTGGCAAATTCCCCGAATTAAAGGGCAAATTCTTACTCACGCGCTCAGAAATAACCCAAATGGTGAATAGGCGGCCGGTTGTCACTGAGGATGACGAATACGGTTATATTATTACCGTGGACGTTGGCGGTGACGTTGGCCGCGACCACAGTGTTATAACCGTGGCCAAAGTCGTTGATAAGGAGTACCAAGGGCGTATTGAGCGCCATACTCACATTATCGACATACCGCTATTTAGTAACCGCGCCAATATCAATGAGCTTAAGGCCAAGATATACGCCGCCGTTGCTGAGTACGCGGGCGCGACCGTCGTTATTGACCCCATAGGCGCGGGCATGGGGCTTTGTCAGTCGCTTAAATCCGAGGGCTTGTATTTTGAGACGGTAAACTGGGGCGTACCGTGTTTCAATAACAACCTTAAGAAACTTTATTATAATAAACGTGCTCATGCTTACGTTGGTATGGCCAAGGCCGTTGAGCGCGGCATATTTAGTCTTGCGCCAAAAGTGCGCCGTATGTACCAGTTAATGACCAACCTTGAAACGCAAATGAGCCGCTTGCCGTACTTCTTTGATGACCGGTCACGTTGGGGCGTTACTAGCAAAAAGGATATGGCCAAAGAGGGTATCACATCGCCCGATATTGCCGATACGTTCGCCTTTATCCACATGGAAAACATCAACTATTCACCGGCCAATAAAGTCGCTTTTGTTGGCACGGCAAAAGAGCAAGAGCAGTGGAACGAATTAGACGCGATGGCCGACTTGTTATAAGGATAACGGGTAATTGTTTTTTGCGCATAAAGCTAGGCTTACCCTGTATGGAACACCCGCCCGCCCGCAAGCTGGCAAGCGCTAAAATGGTACTCATTCCACATTAGACAAGCGGGTACTTATCACCATGGCCACACCTAGCAAACCTATCATTCTAAAAATAACCGACGCCGGCAAACGTGGCGCGTTAAACACGACCGGCGATGCGGTCAATTTGTCTGTCAATCTTACGCATGTTGCTATCGGCTCAGGCCGTTATACGCCAACCGGCAAAGAAACCAAAATCAAAACCCTTATTACTAAGATTGCCACCGCGTCCGGTGAGGTTGATGCGTCCAATACCTTGCAGTTTAGTGCCACCATTTACGCCGATAAAATCACGCCCGTTTATGAGCTTGGCCTACTGAGTGAGGACGGCACGCTATTTGCTATTGCGGCGGCCATCAATGAGCCGTTATTCACCCTATACCCGAACGTAACCTTTGTCGTCGCTTTCGGCTTGGCGCTCAATGAAGCCAGCGCCGATAAGGTAACGGTCACAATCAATCCTAACGCCAGCTTGATGCCGACCATCATGCAAAACCACTTGGCCGCACCAAATCCGCACCCGCAATATTTAGGGCTTGAGCATTTAGACGTGACCAAAGACCCGCACCCGCAATACTTGGATTTTAAACGCTTTCAATTGCTGCTAGAGGTGCTAATCCCTATCGGCTATTTGCATCATACCCATAGCGCCGTCAATCCTAAGCCTGATTTTGACAGGCTGCTTGGCATTGAAACCGCTTGGCGTCGCCTCACCGGCAAAATTATCGTCGCCACCGATCCCGCCGACCCGTTTATTAAAGACGTTGGATTGACGATTGGCCAAAAGGGCATGACCAGCGACGCGGGCGTGAACCGTCCGCATACCTATCCGCTTTATACGACCAACGTTTTTGAGCGCTATAACCCTGATGACGTGATTGAAACCGTTTGGCAAGTAATCGCCAATAAGACGGCCATTGACGAGGGCGCAGCTATCCGCTTTACCTTAACCGCAAGCAACGTGCCTGATGGCCAAATCCTAAAATGGACGGTTAAAGAGGGCGCATTAAACAGCGCCAGCAATGACGTAACCACGCCTGATGCCACCAAGTCCGGCTCAGTCATTTTAAAGAATGGCAGCGCTATTATCGACTATACGACCACGCCTGATGACAATATCGCAGAAGCGCAAAAGCATGTACGGCTAACCGTAGGCGCGCCAGCAAATCTATCGATGAATGTACCGATTATGGACGCTGGACGTACCGAGAAATTCATACATATCACCAGCAGCACGCTAAACGGTATTGTGCTCGATGAATATTTTAAACAGCATAGCGGCGCTTATCCGGTATCGACCGATAAGGTGCGCTTTATCATCAACGAGGGCGTAGACGTTATAGCAGCAGATACCACGCAGCCAGCGATACTAGACGGCACAAAATGGCCGGTAGGCTCGCAAATAACCGTTGAAAATCGCGGCCGTATTTTAGGACGCGGCGGCGCGGGCGGGCGGGCGTCCGAATGGCTAAGCGGCGTAGGTATTGTAATAAATAATTGGACTGATACCACCCGTTTAACCTTGCCGCAAGATGGAGAAGATGGCGGCACGGCCATTAAGGGGAAAATGATAGTAGAAAATTACGGCACGATTGCGGGCGGCGGCGGTGGCGGCGGTGGCGGTGGCGTGGTCATCTTTAACGCGCCAAGTGAGTTTAGCCCTGATGGCGTTTTTGAAACGATAGGCGGGGCTGGCGCGGGCGGCGGTGCGCCGTATGGCCGCCGCGCACCTAACGGCAACACGATAGAGAGCTTTTATCAGTATCATGCTGAAAGCGGTTATACGCCGTTTGACTACACCAAAGAGCCGCAGCCAATGTATATGACGCAAACGCAGCCAAAAAGCGGCGCTACGGACTTTCTATCATGGTATTCACCGGCGCATAATCGGATTGAAAAGACCATACCGTTTAAAGACCCCGCTTTTAAGCTCAATTCACCGGTATTCTTTTTGCCTAACTATCATAGCGACGGCTTGCATTACAATCTTATTTCTTACGTGTCAGAAACGGCAGCAGTTGACAAGACGCGCCCGTCGCTTGTCTATCAGGGTTATACGCTGTATCAGCATTACAGTGTCACGCTAAAACAATCTAGTAATGGCGGCAGCACGGTAGGCGGCGCGTATGGTTATGGCGGTATGGCGGCCGATGGCACTAATACGGATGGCGAGTTGGTCATGCCAAACTACTTTGAATCGCTAGACGTGAGCTTGCACCATGGCGGCGCGGGCGGAGATTTAGGCGTAAGCGGCGGTAATGGCGTGAACAGCCAAAAAACCACGCTTAAGAAACTAAAAGGCCGCTTTAACACCGTCTATCAAAAAGTTTACGCCGTACCACCAGCAAACGGCGGGCAAGCGGGTTTAGTAAAAGAGGGCAGCGTAACCATTAACAACCTAGCCGGCGGCTCAACCAAGGGGCGTTAATCATGGCCAAGCAAATCATTTTTACCGTGACCAAGGCCGGCAAGCAAGCGCTTGCCAGCGGCAATATCACGCTATCAGAAGTGGCCATCGGTGAGGGCAGGGATACCGTAACCGGTAATGAAACCGCGCTCAGTATCGAGATTGACAGCGCCGATATTATTAGCGCGGGCATTGAGCCTAAAAGCGAGGTTTTACGCTTTAGCGCCATGCTGGCATCAAAGGCGACTGTCAACGTGCATGAGGTAGGCGTTAAGACCAGTACCGGCGTATTGTTTGCCGTGGCCTTATCCGGTAGCCAGCCATTTTTTACCCTAAACGCGGGTAATTTTGCCGCCTCGTTTGGCATCGCGCTTGCCGGCATTGATACCGCGCGCGTAAAGGTACAAAGCGGCAATGCTAGCCCAGCCTTAAGCAGCATGGAAGCGCACTTGGCCGCACCAAATCCGCACCCGCAATACTTATCAAGCGCCCACCTTGACGACCTAAACGCCCATGCGCAGTACGTGGACAAAGCCCACTTTCAAGCCTTGCTAGGGGCGGTTATTCCTATCGGTTATTTGTACCATACCCATATCGATATGAACCCAAAGCCGCTATTTGATGAATTGCTTGGCGTTGAAACGTTTTGGCAGCGTGTCACCGGTAAGATTATCGTCGCCACTGACCCCGCCGACCCGTTTGTCGAAAGTGAGCAGTTTAATCTAGGCAAAAGAGGCATGACGAGCGACCCAATCAGTCAGCAGCCAAATACCTACCCATTGCAGACAACGCATATATGGGAGCGCTTAGACCCTAACGCCGTTAAGTATGACGGCAAACACAAATACGACGGCAAAGCCCGTTACCAATAATTCATCGATAGGAATTTATATATGAGCAACTTAAATCTAACCGCGCAATGGCATGACAATATCAATCAAGTGGACGTAACCGAACCCATCGTCGGCGGTGATGGTGGTAATGCCAATCTAGCGAGCCGCCAGCTTGCCGAGAATATCTTATGGTTAAAGCAGCAAATAGGCAGCGTTGAGGCGTACAAGGTAGGTGATATTTATACCACGACGATTAACCATGTAAGCGCCGCCGCCGTGGCCGCCCATCATGGATATGGCACATGGGTGCGCTATGCAGAGGGGCGCACGGTGGTAGGTCAATCAACCAAAGCGGCCGACCCTGATGATTATAAAACTATCGGTAATACGTTTGGTGAAAACGAGCACACACTAACGATTGAGGAAATACCCAATCATACGCATGAGGTTGATTTTCATAAGGGCAATATCTCAGGTAATACAAGGCCGGCCACACAAAACACCAGCGCCAGCGCCGCAAATATTACGACTGGGGGCGCGGGCGGCGACCAGCCGCATAACAATATTCAGCCGTCTATTGTCGCCGGTTACTGGTTACGCACCGCGTAAGGGGTTTTATGAAAAACATTTACTTAAACGCCGTTCGTACTCACGTTGACCTATTGGTACGCCGCGCGCGTACCGACAAGCTGATTGCGTGGGATGTTGGCCAAGATGAAGAGCACGACCCCACGCTTATCGCGCAGCGCGTTTATGGCAGCCGTGATGACGCCGATATAGTCATGCTATGCGCTGGCACGAACCGGATTGGCGAGCCTTTACCGCGCCGCATTATCTACTTGCCAGCGCCGGCAAGCGTGGCCGCATTGAAGCGCGAGCACTTAACCAATGAGGGTATGGCTTATGGGCGATAACACCAGTTGGCAAGACCGCCAAACCAACAATCTAACGCTTGAAGAGCTTAGACAGTGGCGCATTGAAAGCACTAAGGACGTAACCCGCCAGCGCAAACACGCCAGCACGCACAATCGCTATCTTAAGGACACCATTGAGGATATTGAAAGCGGCGAGCGTATCACGACCAAAAAACTAGAAAAATTGGTAGCCAGCGCCAAAAGCAAGGCCGGTATTGATGCCGCTGAGCTATTAGAGTTCACCTTGGGCGACACCAAGCGCAACCGCGAGCTAAAAAAGACCTTGGACGCGGCCACGCTTAAGGCCTATCTTGAAAACGTCCGCGCGGCGTCAAACAAGTTTTTAGGTGGCATAACCCCAAAAGACGTGATTAATCATTCACGATTAGAGGACGTTAAGCGCGCCAATACTCAGATATTTTTAGCCAGTGTTTTTAAGCGCAAGGGTAACGTTATTCATTTTGTCACCAATGCCGGCATAGGCAGTAAAGACACCCATCATTATGTCGCGGTGCAGTTGCTCGAATACCCGCAATTACTGCTAGGCCGTACCCGTGCGCCGGCCATGACAGAAGTTAAAAAAGCGGTAGTTGATGGCAAAATCCGCTTTGATTGTGATTGTGGCCGTCATCGCTATTGGTATCGATATATTGCCAGTATTGGCAAGTATAACTATGGCATTGATGAAACCCGCTACCCATCGACCCGTAACCCGCAATTTACCGGCGTGGCTTGCAAGCATACCTTGCGAGTGATGAAGCACCTAACCAGCCCGCACATGATAGCCATGATTGGCAAATATGCGCGTGATGACATAGCGCGGGCAAGCAATCAGGTACGACCACAGCGCAAGACCGCCAAACAGCTAGAACGCGAAGCCATGAAGCAAACAGAGGCCTTAAACAATTGGAATGGCCGGCTACATTGGAGTAAGAAAATCAAGCAAGCGGCCATCGATGCGCAAAAACAGGTTAAAGCTGAGCAAAAACGCCAGCGAGCCAAGCAGCCAAACGCGCCGACCCAAGCGGAGCGCAGCAGCTACCAGTACGCCAAAAAGCAGCTAGGCAGAAAGGGCGTGCCGGACACGTTCAAAAAGATTTACCAAGATGAAATCAATAATTATCAAGACAAATGGGGCAATTACTAATGAGCTTACGCATAGAAAACGTTTTAGTCACCGATGGCCAACGCCTCAATAACCGCATTATCACTATGCGCAGCCAGTCAGTTATACCGACGTTTGCCTTTCGTCGTACTGTGTTAAAGCTCGATGCAAACGATGAAGAGGATAGGCGTTTTGTCACATGGTCAGGCCTTGGCACAATTGGCGATAGCGACGAGCACGCCATCGATTATGAGCCGCTAGGTCATGCCATGGTTTTAATATTGGACAGTATCGGCGGCGCTTTCCATGATGGCGGCATGATGGTTATGCCCGAAGAGCTAAGTTCGCTTGCTTTGGTTGAGCCTTACGACATAACGCTAGATGATGAAGCGCGCGTCGATATGATGCCGGATTGGACGCCGAAAATTGGCGACCTATTTTGCTTTTTATTGAATGGCCATAAAGAGTATCACGAGTGTACCGGCGTGATGGGGCAATCCATGATGGCCGGCCATGGCGCTAAGTACGCCTTAGCGCAGCGCTTTGACTTGAATTATTTAGACGCTTTCAAAGAAGAAAATATAGCCGACGTGGCAGTACCTTATAAGTAAGTCTATAATAAGAAATCTATTTATCTTATCAAGGATTGCACAATGGGGATTTTCAACGAGCCATACGTTAAAGAGGCCAAGCCCGTACCGGTTGCCAATAACGAGGCATGGAAAAGAATTATTGATTGGGATATTTACAACCCATCGGCCGGCGAGGTGATACGGCGCGCCGATGGCAGCTTGGATTATACGCCGGTTGCGCGTTACAATCCTTATATGGTTTTGGACGATATGACCAAGGACTTAATAGAGCGCGAATTTATCACCATTTTGCGCCATGAGGGCTTTACTTGTGAGCACGTAGAGAGCCGCGTATTTAAGATAAGCCGCCGCATGTGGAGTATGACGCTTGATGTTGAGCCTATGTTGCCGTTTAGCGACCAGCATATCAAAGCCGTCATCAATAATTATAAGTACAATGTCGATGAACAAGGGCGAGAACGGCGTTTTGAAGAAAGCCCGTATTTGCATGATGCGCGATTGCTTGTGAGCCTTATGCAAGAAAAATAGCCCTTATTCCAAATTGTGCAAAACCGCATTACCAAGCCGCTAATAAGCGGCTTTTTTGTGTTTGGAACACCCCTAAAACCGTGTTTGAGAAGCCCATTACTATAAGTCGTATAAGTTTAACTTATCCAACCCCGACCACATAGGATTATCTCATCATGGATAAACAGCTAGCCAATGCTTTAAACGAAGCAGCCTACAAAGAAGTTCAAGCAACGCGCCGTTTCATGCGCTTTTTGGACGACCAAAACACCGCCGGCAATGAAGTCGCCGCGTTCGATTCAATGCTTGCCAGCAATGCAGACGGCCGCGAAGCCGCCTTTTTGCAGTTGCCCGAATCCTTGCAGCGTATCTTGTCAAACGACTACATCAAGCAAAACCCGCAGCCGGTTTTTGATGGTATCGCTGAGGGTATCGAAGAGTTTAAATACCGTAACGGCGGTGAAGAGCCAAGCGCTTACGCACTGGCAGCAGCACTGTCTACAGCAGCTATCCCGTTTGGCGGTGGCTCAAAGCAAGACCCGAACGAAAAGAACACGTTTGACAGCCTAACCCTTGGCCACCATGAAGCGCTATCGGTTGTACCAGCAGCAACGCAAGTCGTTATTGCTTACGGTATTTCTAACAGCTTGCCGCTTGTGACTATGTTGCCAAACCCGACCGGTAGTAACGAGCTACCTATTGTCTATGGTACAACCGTTGCCGGTACAAACATGGGCGTTATGCGCATTGGCGATAGAATGGACGGCGACAAAGCCGGTATGCCATACCTTGAAAACCGTCACGTCTTAATGATGGAAGCGGGCGCTGGTGCTGGCGAGTTCGTCTTAGAATCTCATGCAGCCTATACGATGGAAGTGGCCGCAAACAAAACAACCCGCTTTAAAGTTGATAAAAGCTCGCAAATTGCCCCGTTCTTAGGTGGCCGCGTTGTGGTCATGGTCAAAGGCGTTGAGATTGCCAATGACAAAAACCGCAATCACCCAACCAACAAAGGCAAAAGCATTTTGCAATCAGCCGAGCCATTAGTATTAGGCGCGGATAAATTCATTCTTAAGAGCGGCGTTGCCGACCTTGATACGCATGAAGTAACCGTAACGTTTGATACCATTGATGGCGCAACCCCCGAAGCGGGCGACGTTACCGTCGAGCTTATTTTTGACTATGAGCGTAAAGACAGCAATAACAAAAAGATTTTGACTGAGCCATCAACCGACATTGAGTTCAGCCATCATTCTATTTATGCGTTCCCAAGCCGTTCACGCTCAACCGCGACCATCGATGCCATTACCCAGCTATCCAATGAGCTTGGTATTAACTGGTATGCAGCCGCTCAGACCGTGGCCATGCAGCGTTACTACTTTGAGCAGACCTCACGCTTGTTACGCACCGCCGTTAATATGTGTTACGCGAACCAAGACCCTAAAACCGGCCGCGTTATCACGTTTGACTTTAAAAAAGATGGTATTTCACCGACCAAGATTGCTGATGCGTTTTCTAACGTTAATATCACGCTTGGCCTTGCGCGTACTCGCTTATCAACCGAGATTAATACCGCGATTGGCGGCTATGACTTGTATGTCTCAGACCGTGGCGCGGCGTTCTTTAGTGGCCTTGGTGGCGAAAACTACGAAGAAACCGGCGTTGCGTTTGGCGACCAGTATAGCGTTTACCGTATCGGCCGCTTAAAGAGCAGCAATGCCAACGTTTATTACGTGCCGGCGTCAATGGGCGTATTCAATGAAAGCGCAGACCTTACGACCGCTTTTGCCTTAATCGTGCCGCGCCCTATCCAGCCAGCGCAAGCGCAGTTTGTCGGTATGATTGCCGTACCACCAATGGTACTTACGTCAAAAGCTGATGCGTTTGAAGAAGATATTGCTATCTACTCACGTATGGCAGCAGACGTAAACCCAATCCCGCGCTATCGCAACCAGTGCATGATTCTTGAAATGATTAACCTACCAGCGCTTTAATTGGCAATAGGTTATTAATCAAAAAACCTTGTTGTCATGTGGCGGCAAGGTTTTTTTAAATGTATTTCCCTTAACTTAGGATGATTATTATGAGCACACAAAAGCAATTACCGGACAACCTAAAGCAGTTAGAGCAAAAGCCACGCTTTAAACAAGTCTACAAGCAGCATACCGTTGAGCAGCTAGAAGAGAAATTAATCGAAGCTGAGGTTGAGTACGGCAGCGACGAAAACAAAGCCGCCCTTGTTTGGCGCTTTATGGACGCAAAAGGCATGGATTTTGATAACCAAGACAACGACCAGCCGGCGCGCCATGACGAGCCAGCAGAACAGCCACAGGACGAAAAAAATGCAACCAACGATGTACCGGCAGAACAGACGCCGCAAGCTGATGATAGCAAGACTGGCGATAATGCTGATGATTCAGAGCAGCCAAGCGAAAGCACCGACCAAGCCGGCGATGCCGCCAATGACAAACCCGTAGATGATGCGGCCACAGGGAGCGACGACCATGCAGACGCGAAGCCGCCGGTATCAGCTAATGATAATAGCGCACCTACTGGCAATGGCCGTAAAAAAGAGCAACCAGCCCGCGCCGCCGGCAAGCAAGACGACAAGCAAGACGACAAGCCCGCCGCTCAGTACGTCGAAGTGACCAATAACGGCGCTTATAATTTTTATGAAACCGCCACCGGTACGATGATAAAGGCAAGACAAACCGCCAAAGTCTATACCACAGCGACCATCGATAAAGCGCAGATTTTGCGCAATATTGAGCAATACAACCATACGCGCGGCAATAAGCTACACGTTAAAAAATAATCCATGACTGGCGGCCGCAAGTGATTGCGGCCGCTTGCCGTTGGCCTTATCTCATAGGTATAAATTATGATTGAAACCAAGATATTAGACGCCGCCGTAGGTATCCAGCGGCAAGACGTCATCGATAAGTCAGAAACGACCGTTTTGCCGTCATTGGCCAATGGTGTGATAACCGGCCATTTTAAACGCGGCCGTATGGATAAGCCGTTTAAAGTGACCGCTAGCAACTATAAAGCGCTGCTAGGCTATGACCCATCAAACCCAAGCTACCTTGCGGTAGAGGACGCCTTTAAAAACGGCGTAAACGAGCTGTCTATTTTGCGCGTTGGTGGTACGGGAGTGGCTTGTATTGCAAGCTATGCTTTAATCAGCGAAAGTCCAGATAGTGAGTTTAGCAAATGGATAACCGTTAGCCGTAACGGCGGTGAGTTTAAGAGCTTTGATTTAAACGACAATGATTACGCTTCTTTTGCTCGCAGCGCTTATTTAGGTCAAGATGGCAAATCGTTAGCGTTCCTTGATTATGAGTATGAAATCGACGCCGAAGTGATTGGCGGCGGTCAGATGATTGATGGGCGTTATGAACGAGAATCGCTTTATTATTATACGTTTTGCGGTATTGCTAGCAATGGTATGTTGAACACACCAACCGGTAATTACGACCTAAAATCTACACGCATTTATTACCCGCCAATTAGTAACGAGGGGTTAGGGATGCCAGTTACCTCTAATAAAAATATCACACGCGCCGAACACAATTGGCTAGTCTTTAAGCCAACGCCGGACGTTGACCCCGATTTTGATTTATTCTATAAAATGGGCGCAAGCGGCGATACGATTGAAGTGCATAGTTGCGCGGTGGTAGAAAAATATATCGACCCTAATGTCTGTATACCTACCGGCGCAGCGATTTTATATCAAGAGGGATATAACGAGCCGACGGGCGATGTTTACGGCCGTTACCGCGTTGATGGCGGCGAATGGGTAAATTATACCGCGCCGGCAAGCTACTACCTTGCTGATGAATTTTTGCGCCATACTGGCGTTATGCAAAGCCAAGGCGGCGGCGGGGCTAGTCCTTTTCAGTTTAAAGTAAATAACCGTGGCGGGTATCTCAACGGCGCGTCCGACCAACAGCCGTATGCAGATGGCCAAGATGGCGTTTTAGGTATTAAGCGTACAACCGTTGATTTTGAGCTAACCGACGGCGGTACAAACGACCTTGTGCAATTACTGTTTGGCGGTAACATGAGCGTGAGTTCGTGCGCTATAGGGCAGTGGTACGGCGTTTAATCGCGCCGGAACACCAGCAAAGAAATCAAGCCAATCAGGCCTATACTGAGCTATCACTACTCAGTATGGGCTTTTTTATTATGATTGACACCAAAACACTAGGCGACGCGGCCGGTATTCAGCGCCAAGACGTCATCGACCGGTCAGCCGATAGGGTTATACCAGCATGGGCTAAATCGGTCATTGTCGGCCGTTTTAAGCGCGGCCGCATGGACAAACCGTTTAAAGTGACCGCCAATAACTATCAAGCCTTGCTAGGCGACGACCCATTTAATCCAAGTTACACCGTCGTTGATGACGCTTTTATTGCCGGTGCAAGTGAAGTCATGGTGATGCGCATAGGCAACCCATCATTGGCCGGCAAGCCCTCAATAGAAGTACCAGTAGAACCAAACGACCCTAACAATCCGGCCGCCGTTTTAATTACCGGCATAGCCACGGTGGGCGAGCTATTAACCGCTGTGGTCAGTGATAGCGACGGCCTACCCAAAGACATAGCCTATAAGTGGATAGCAAACGGCGTCGAAGTTGGCACGGCTCGCACGTATAGAGTAACCGAGGCCGATAAGGGCAAGCGCCTATTGGTGCAAGTTGTCTTTACTGACAAAAAAGGCTTTATTGAATCGGCGGCAAGTGATGTTACTGAGCCAGTAGCAGCGCTCAACAAGCCGGCAAGCGTTGTCATCAAAGGCACGCTCAGAGTAGGGCAAACCTTAATCAATGCTATTACCGATACCAACGGCGTGCCAAGTAATATCCGCTATCAATGGCTGGCCGATGGCGTCGAAGTTGGCACGGCGAGCACGTATAAACTAACCGATAGCGACAAAGGCAAGCGTATTTCATTGCAAGTGACCTTTATTGATAATGACGGCTTTGAAGAGAGCGCAACGGCCACGACCAGCACGCCAGTAACCGCCCTCAATAATCCCGCCAGCGTGGCCATTTATGGCGACGTTCGAGTAGGTGAGCGTTTAACCGCTGTGATTGCCGATGCTAACGGCGTGCCAAGCGATGTTACTTATCAATGGCTCGCTGATGGTACTGAGGTAGGTAATACAAGCAGTTATACGCCAACCGAGACAGACAAGGGCAAGCGCCTATCGGTGCAAGTTAGCTTCACCGATAACGATGGCTTTACCGAGGACGTCTTAAGCACAACCGAACCTGTAAAAGCGCTCAATAAGCCGGCAAGCGTGGTCATCAATGGAATAGCCAAAGTAGGCGAAACCTTGACCGCAACCATTACCGATGATAATGGCGTGTCGAGCAATATTATTTATCGCTGGATGGTAGATGGCACGTTGGTTGCTACCGCCAGCCGCTACAGATTGGCCGAGGCCGATAAAGGCAAGGCCGTTACGTTGCGCGTGATATTTACCGATAATGACGGCTTTGAAGAGAACGTGACCAGCGAACCGACCGCACCGGTCAAAGCCTTAAATAAAGTCGCCAGCGTGGCTATTGTTGGTATCACGCGAGTAGGCGAAACCTTGATACCCGTAGTCACTGACGCCAACGGCATATCGAGCGATATTAGCTATCAATGGCGGGCAAACGGCGTTGAAATTGGCACGCAAGACCGCTATACGCTAACCGAAGCCGACAAGGGTAAAACCGTTAATTTGCAGGTTATTTTTATTGATAATGACGGCTTTGAAGAGAACGTGACCAGCGAACCGACCGCACCCATTCAAGCGCTCAACAAGCCGGCAAGCGTCACTATCAATGGCGTGGTCAAGGTAGGCGAAACATTGACAGCAACCATTAGTGATGCCAACGGCGTATCTAGCAGCGTTAGCCATCAATGGCTAGTCAATAAATCTTATGTTGGCATGTCCGCCAGTTATACGCTAACTGAGCGCGACAAGGGCGGGCGGGTATCATTGCGCGTTATGTTTGTCGATGGCGAGGGTTTTAATGAGAGCGTGACCAGTGCGCAAACCGCACCGGTAAGCCCGTTAAACTATCCCGCCAGCGTGGCCATCGACGGTATTGTAAGAGTTGGTGAAACCTTAACCGCTATTATCACTGATGCCAACGGCGTACCCATGGAAGCGACTTACAAATGGATGGTTAATAACATTGAGGTGAGCACGCAAGACAGCTATACGCTAACCGAGGCCGACGAAGCCGGCGTCGTGTCAGTATATGCAGCCTTTATCGATAATGATGGCTTTGAAGAAGCTGTGACCAGTGAGCAGACCGCGCCGGTACAACCAAGCAACAAGCCGGCAAGCGTTGTCATCAATGGCCTTATGGTAGTAGGTGAAACGCTAACCGCCACCATTACCGATGACAACGGCATACCGACCGATATTACTTATCAATGGCTGGCTGATGACCTTGAAGCTGGCACGGCAGACAGTTATCTATTGACCGAGGCCGATACCGGCAAGGTTATAAGCGTTCGTGTCACTTTTATTGATAATGACGGCTTTGAAGAGAACGTGATTAGCGCGGCCGGCGAACCAGTCGAACCACCAGTCGAACCAGTAGAGCCAGTAGAACCAGTAGAACCAGTAGAACCGCCAAACGTGGAATAATGGAACACCGCTAAAATCACAAGCCAAGCTAAGCCTATACTGAGTGATAATCCACTCAGTATAGGTTTTTTATTATGATTGAAACTAAGATATTAGGCGATGCGGTAGGCATACAACGCCAAGACGTGATTGATAAATCAGAAACGACGGTTTTACCCTCGCTCAATAACGGCGTTATCGCTGGTCACTTTAAACGCGGGCGCATGGATAAGCCGTTTACCGTGACAAGTGCTAATTACCGCAGTCTTTTAGGCCATGACCCATCTAACCCCAGTTATTTAGCCGTTGAGGACGCCTTTAAAAACGGCGTGAGCGAGCTTTTTGTTTTGCGCGTTGGCCAAACGGGCAGCGCGGGCGGCAACTGTATGCCGAACGAGGTAAAAGTCCGTTTAGCTGAAAGTCCAAACTTCCATATTACTACCTCATTGAATGGCGGACAGCGTAAAACCTTAACGACTTTAGACCCGAAATATCAAGAGAACCCTATGCAGTTTTTGCTAGACCTTGTATTGCTAGGCACGGACTACAACGCTGGCTCAATGGGCTTTATATGTCAAAATTTTTCTTCTATGGGTGATGGCTCGCCGTCGTTTGATGATGAAAATAATCAGCCTTTTATGGCATTTTCCGGCATTGCGTCAGATGGCAAGGTTGTTTTTGACAACACACCTTATGACCTTAGAGACTTAATGTTAATGGACTTAGGAGCGGTAGATTTTGACAGCCCGCCCGTCCTTTTAGGCGTAGAAAAAATAACGCCCGTACAAACCACACTTGCGGTTTACCCAACTGAGGGAGTGCCCCGTAATGAAGATATGTATTACGGCGTTGATGGAGCTAATGATAATGGCGACCCCGTTCTTTTTAAGAGTTGCGCAAGGGCGGTGCTAGCTAAAGAGGTGACGCCGCCGCAAGACGATATTACGCCAACTTATGGCCGTAGGATTAGAACAAGAGACGCGGAAACCTCACGCGCAGACGTGCTTTATGAATATAACCCCGAAAACATTGGCAATGGCGGAGAAAATAACCTCAATTTTGGCAATTTTTTTGCAGACAGCGCTTATGACAGCCAAGTGAAAGGCGCGACTATACGGATAAATGAAAATGGCTGGTCAGATTGGTCAAACCCGATTGATTTTGATGAAATCAATCACGCCAACTCAGGCGGTTATTTAAGTATCAGTCACACTACTAGCAAAAGCCCTAACTTTGCGATAAATATGGCTGGTGTTACTAATACACAAATGCTAATAGGAAGAGCTATTAATGAGTTTGGTAATTACGGCATAATTTTTGAGTATGGAGACTTTGATTCGTAAAGGAACACCCGCTAACCTATAAGCAAGACCAAGCCTATACTGAGTAAACCAAACTCAATATAGGCTTTTATTATGATTGAAACTAAGATATTAGGCGAGGCGGTAGGCGTTCAGCGGCAAGACGTCATCGATAAGTCAGAAACGACCCCGCTACCGTCATTGGCCAATGGCGTTATCACTGGCCGTTTTAAGCGCGGCCGCTTAGACAAACCGTTTAAAGTGACCGCCAGCAATTACAAAGCGCTGCTAGGCCATGACCCATCAAACCCAAGCTACCTTGCGGTAGAGGACGCCTTTAAAAATGGCGTGAATGAGCTGTCTATTTTGCGAACGGGCAGCACAGGTAGCGCGCCCGCTAAGAAAGGCGTCGTCAGCTATCTAAAAGTGACGCCAGTAACCGAGATTATTTTTAGACGAACGGAGATAGGTGTATGAGAGGCGCAGCAGCATGTTTAAAGGTTCAAATTAACGATGACTTACCCGTTATTCAAAGTTATATCGATGTGGATAATGATGATTCGTCAGAAATTCAGTATGAGCAAATAGCGGTATTCTCTTTGTTATTCCCGTATTTTATGGGGTACAGCAACGGTGATTCCGGCAATTGGAATTGGTACTCTAAGAGCTTTTTATCAAGTAGTGACCCGTACACCATTATCGGTACAAATATTTACCCGCCACACAATGGGGGAGGCTTAATTACTACGCCGACAACAATGGCAATGGCCGCTTTTAATGAGTACACGTTAAAAGAGTTTTTAAAGTCTTTTGGCTCAAACGGCGACTTGCCGTATAACTGGCGGGAATTGGTAGACGCAACGCCGGTCAATGAGTTGCAAGCGCTGATTGATGACAATGCCGGATTTAATGACGCAAACTTTGATTATGCAAATTTGCGCATTAATTATCAACCGGCAACCCTAACGCTACACCGATGCACGGCGCGAGAAATAGAGGATTTATTTAGAGGCGACCATGACTTGCACGTCGATGTTTTTGATGCGGTCAAAGAAATGCTAGTCGGTAAGTGGCCAACGCTTGATGAAAACGGCTTATCGCAAGCGGTTTATGATAAAGCGACCGATACCATCATCTTTAAAACAGACTTTACTATGACAGTAACCCCAGCACCGGCATAGGCTTTAACGCCGCCCGCTTTGATGGAACACCCCTAAAGGCCTAAAGCAAACCTTGCCTATACTGAGTTGATACCAACACAGTATAGGCATTTTATTATGACCCCACAGACGTTATACCTCAGTATCCTTGCGTCATCTATGACGCTAAGCGCAGAGCCTAACCCCGCCGCGCTGGCAAGCATTGAGCTTGTCACGCATTACGCTTTTGATTCAAACGTCGTCGCTCGCGTGATGGTGGTTGATGAAAAAACCGTTGCGCCGGCAAGTGACCCGCTCAATAGCTTAGTCTTTAAAGTGACTTTTGCAGACAAAATCGACGGCAGTAAAGTAACGGAATTAAAAGGCCGTTTATACACTGGCGGCGGCGTTGAAGCACTGGAAGAAGCCCACGCCGACAATTTTGGTTATATGACAAGTAAGCTGGATTTTTACGGTGCGCTTGATAGCCAATATGACTTTTTTGAAAGCGTGGTCACAAGTTATAAAACCAGTGACGCTCAGGCAATTAAGACGGCCATTGAAACGGCCGGCGCATTAAATGCCCTTGGCGCTTATCGTATTCAAGAAGCCGTTATCGACGTGCCAGCCAGCAGCGTAACCGACTTAACCCCGATTGAAATGAAAAACGCCTTGCTCGATATGCGCGACCGTCCACGTTATATCGCAACGTGTGAGATTGGCAGCTTGCCGCATGTTGAAGCCTTGGCCGAAACGATGGGCAAGCTCAATTGTCACGTACTGCTAGATATTGGCAATATCGACAATTGGGAAGCGGCCGTTGCTATCACTGAATCCATTAATATCGACGACCACCGCTTATGGGTATTTTGGAATCCAAACAAGTCACGTCCAAGCAATGCAACGACCGTGCTTGCCCGTAAAAAATGGCGGCCGTGCGTTGGTGACTACTTGGCGCAATTGTTGTTGCGTAACGCCTTAACAACCGCGTCCGGTATCCCGCCTATTCACCGTCCGATTGCTGGCTACGACTTTCCGTTATCGTTTCGTGATACCGAAAAGTTTGGCGGCCTAACCCTTGATGAAGAGGCGCAAAACGCACTTGCCAAGGCCGGCGTGAACGTCGTTATTAACGAACGCTTTGAGGGCGGCGACCGCTGGATTTATGGCGACGTCTTAACCCAATATGACAGCACCACCAGCGCGCTACAGCTTATCAATTCGTCAGAGATTGAAACCTACACGGCAAACGTCGTTGTGTCCATCGTCAAAAAGCATTTATTGAAAGGCATGAGTAGCTTTATCACTGATGCAACCGATGATTGTACCAAGTTCTTAGACGCTTGCGCAGACGCGGGCTTGCTTACGCAGTCAACAGAGCTTGCCGGCCGTTATTACGCGCTACAAATCACGCCGCGCGCCGATAACCCGTTCACCAAAGCCGATGTTAAATTGAGCCGCCGCCCGCAAGGTTGCGCGCGCCAAGTGTACTTTGAAAGCACCGTTACCAAATAACCGGTAAGGCGTTATTAAGCCAATAACGCCAAGCCCCAACCGTTTTTTACAAACCTAAAAAGGATTGAGATATGTTAAGCCCTAAAACCATGCAACGCCGCCATGACCGCAATTTTGAGCGCACGCAAAACCAGTTTGACGCCCTAAGCCCACAAGAAGCCGTCGATAAGCTAAACGCCGACCCGATTAGCGAGCGTATGGCCTTGGTGGCGACCAGCCAAATGCGTATTCAAGCGCTATCGGTGGCCTTTTCACTTGCCGCTATGCTGAATGATACGGAATACGACAGCGACGCGCTGCTACCGAGTGAATTGCTAGATTCGCTGATGCTTGAAGCGTTTGCTGATGACGACGACGAAGAGTACGACGGCGGCGACGTTGATGATAAGGTAAAAACTGTTTTTTCGGCGCATGTTGCTGATGCCTTGTCTACCCTTGGCGTTGAAGATGCCGTGATTGAAGATTTATTCGATAGCGACGTCGAAGTCGCAGACGCCGCCGTGACCTTGGCCGCTGAAACCGTGCTTGAAAACATGCCTGATGATGGCGATGACCTTGAAGAGTTCGCCGCCGCTTTTGCTTACGGTGATGAAGATGACAACGAGGGCGAGGGCGAAGTATTCGACAGCATGAATAATGACACAGAATATATGTTTGATGCCGCCGCCAAGCGCCGCGTTGGTAAGAAAACCGTTAAAAAAGTAAACGGCAAAACCTTGGTTTATAAAGCCGTTAAAGCGATTCGTAACGGCAAGCGCGTCGTGATTAATAAGCGTATCAGCGGCAAGCCGTTTTTGAAAGCTGGCCAAAAAGCGGCGCTTAAAAAAGCCCGCCGTAAAGCCTCGACCGGTACAGCCATTCGCAAACAAATGCGCTCATTAGGTAAAGGTATTCGTGCCAATATCTACAAAGGCAATACCAAAGGCTTGCAAGCCGCTGCTTTAAAACGTCATTCAAAATCACTTGGTATCTAATACCGCCGCTCAGTGTTAAAAAACCGCCTCAATATGGGGCGGTTTTTTTATTGGAACACCGCCCGCGCGCCAAGCGTGAACCCGCATACAATGGATTTATAATAAATCTTTAAAGGCGTATCCCTATGAAATTATCAGACATTACCGAAAAAACCCCACTGGTCAAAGACTTTTCTAAGCGTTTGGCCAAAAGCACCAAACAGGCCATCGCCATCTTAGAGGTTGAGAGAGTGAAGCGCGTCTCAGGCGCAAGCGTTCGGCCGGTCAATATGGTTTTAGAAAACGGCCAAACCGTCAAAATCTATTTACGCTTAGCCGCAGAAGATGGCGCGCTTGATTTAATCCGCATGGATATTAACGGCAAAAACGTACCCTTAACCGGTGACTTTGATAACAGCTACAAACCCTCGTTTGAACAGTCCGTCGATGGCGTGGCCAATATCATCAACACCGGACAAAAGGCATTTCAAGCCAAGCGCGCCAAGATGAAAGTTAAAAGGCCTACCACTACTGGCAAGCCGCCGATGAATAAAGCCCAGCAAAAGGCGGCGCTTTTTGAAACCGCAAAAGAGCTTGATACCGTCATCGCCACCAAAACCGCTGAGAAGCAAACACTACAAGCGCAATTGGCACAATTAACCGATACAAAATAGGCGTTATCATGCAAAATCAATACATTATCGATGCGTTTTTGAGTGCCGCGCTATGGGCTATCGTCGCCTATCTTGTGTTTGAAGTACGCGCCCGCGTCATGGCCATTCGCGCGCTGATGGACGTTAATATATTGTCGGCCGCATTGGCCAGCGTGGCCAAACGAGCAACCCTTGTGGCCACGCCTTTTTGGGCGTTCTTTATCTTTTTATTGTGGCGATTTTTTGGCCTGATGGTGGACAGCCAAACATGGGGCGCGGGCGGGGCGGGCTTGCTTGTCGCCTTGTTTGCCATCGGTATAACGCTGATATGGCTAAATATCGTCTTAATTTTTGTCAGTAGTGGCGGCTTTGTGGCACTGGCTCATAAAGTAAGCGCGGGCGGGCGTGACTAAGGATTACTTATGAGCATTGAAGCGACAGACATAAAAAACATGGTTGAGCACTGGCTATCAACGCCGCCAAACGGCTATTTTGGCCAAAGCTACGGCGCGGACGTGCGCAGTATGCTGCTTAAAGAGTTGAGCGCCGATAACGCCGACAGCTTACTTAAGAAGCTCAGGGCGGACATACCGTTATTAAATCAGCTTAACGAAAACCAGTTGAGCGTTAGCACCTTAACGGCCGACTTTGACAAGCTATATGTCTATCTAAATATTGGCGGTATTAATATCGAGCTTGGCGAAGCTGAAACCGAAACTTTAAATCAGGATTTTTACAATGTCAGAGCGCAATAACATACTAGAAAGCATCGGCAGCCATATTAACGATTATCCGGAAGTGGCGGAGCGATGGCGCGCCGGCGACCCTACTGTCAGAGCCATGCTAACGTCTATCGTTGAGGCGGCCGTATTCTTAAAACGTGACAATGATGTGAACGCGATTGAGCCGTTTATCAAGTCCAAAAACCGAACCATCATAGCCGACGCCATCAACAAGGGCATTTTACCGGTAGCCACGCCATGCCAGCACAAAATAACCATCGAGAACGCCGCCGCTAAGACCTTGACCTTATCCCAAGGGCGTTTGCTTGAAGATGGCACGGGCAGACAATGGCGCTTGCTGGCAGCGATTACCGTGGGCGCGGGCGCAACCAAAACAGTATTGGCCGAGCAAAGCACGGTCAATTATGGCCGTGTCACCATACCGGTAAATGAGCCGTTTTATACCATGAGCCTAAGCACCACCGACGACGCCTATTTTTCATCGATTGGCATAACCAACGTGACCAGCGGTGAGGTTTACCAGCATACCCCTAAATTTATGAACGCCGGCATCAATCAGCCAATCTACACCCTACAAAGCGACAATCTAAGCAATATTAACGTGATTTTTGGGGCAAGTGACCGCGCGGGCAAAACCGTGCAAGCCGGCGAAGTGTACGAGGTGGCCATCACTCAAACCTATGGCGAGGTTGACCCAGCCAGCCTAAAACAAGCGTCGCTCAGTGAGATTGCAGACAGCGACGAAAGCGCGTTAAATATTTACTTTAAGGCCGGCGATATGACGCGGGCGGGCGCGAACCCTTTAACAATTAATCAATTGCGGCTATTGGCTAGTTTCCCGTCGATGTATGACCGTAACGCCGTTTTTATGGGTAATTTTACCTTTTTGATTATGCAGCATTTTATGAGCCGTTTAAATTACATGGCGATATGGAATGAAACCGCCCACGAACGCTATTACGGAGCGTCGCTTGATAGTATCAATCACTTAAACCTTGCGATTGTACCCAAGCTCAACACCGAGCTTGAGCGGGCGCAATTAATCACCGATATTCAGCAATTGGTAGCGCGCGCCGACAGCTTGCTTGATGGCCGCGTTAGGGTTATGAGTGCCATTGAGCGGCCGTACAAAATCACCATAACTGGCCGTTTGGCCGCCGTTCACGATATAGATTCAGTGCGCGTGCAGATAAAAGAGCTATTGCTTGTGGATTATGGCAAAGGTTCGCTTGCCGCCAATCACCATAACGCCGATGGCTTTAACTTGCAGGAATTATCAACGCGATTGCGCGGCGGTATATCGGCCTTTCAAGACCGTATCAGTGATTTTACCGTGAGCGGTGAGGACGTCGGACAAAACCCCGTCAAACCCCATGAATGGGCGTTTTTGAGCGACAATAGTATCACCATTAACTTAACCCGAACGGCCGACAGTGGTAATGCGATATGGACAATGTAACCTTAAACGCCGATGACTTTTTATCACCAATTTTGCACAGCCATGCCGCCAATGAATTAGAGCGCGCCATGGCCGGTATTTTTACCGGTATCGTGCAAGATTTACAGATAGAGCAGTTTAACGACATATATAACTATGGCGTACCGTGGCAAGGTAGCCGCAACGTGGTAGAGCGCTTCACCAAGCTAAACGGCCTTGCCGTGCTCAGGCGTGACGATGGCGGCTTGTCCGATAAGTTAATGGGCGTCATCTATTCCAACTGGACGGCCATTGCCAGCGAGCGCGGCGTGGGCTTTTTGCAATTTGTGCTCGATATGCTATACCCCAACCAAAACAAGGTTATCCCGTTATGGCACTCAAAAGAATTGGCCGCCAGCTACCCGCGTTTTGTCGCTGAAACCAAAGGCCAAAACCGCTTTTTGACCAGCCGCGTGCGTATCAAAATGGACGTAAGCGTAGACATTGCGGAGCTATCAGAGCTTGCGCCGACCATTACCCGCCTTGTGCCTTGGCACGTTGTACCCGAAGTGGCCGTCGGCGTTGAAACCCGCCCGCTTGATTTTGTGGTAGCGGTGGCCGGCGAGCTATACCAAGTGGCTAACTTTTCGCCGTATTAAGTGGTATAATAACCTTGCCGCCGCGTAGGTGGTTTATGACATTAAGAATTTTATCACCGCATAGGTGACTTAGTTTAGATAACCCCGCTAGGAGACTGGCGGGGCTTTTTTTTGTTTATTCCCCGATGGAACACCCCTAAAGCCTACCCCCTAAAACTTGTCAGAATAAGCCTATCACTTAACATACCGATAAGGCCTATTTATGAAAACCCGTACCCCAAGCCTAACCGCTTATCGCAAGCAATATGAAACCATGAAGTCGCTAGGCGCGGCCATGCTGGCATGTAACGCCGTCTTGGTTATCCAAGGCTATGAAAACCTATACATGCTCATTCAAAACTTTCAACGCCCAATTACCACGCACCATGATACCGCCGACGTAGACCTTGCGCGCGGCTTACAAGCTCATGCCGCTGGTGTGCGTAAGACCAATTTTGAGAGCCAATGGACGTTTATTGAAACCGAAAGCGGCGTTATCTCAAAGTTTGCTGAGGATTTAGTAAACAAGCACGGCGGCGTGATTCCACTTGCCCGCGTTTATGACGGCTTTGTCGATGATGGCGATAACATTAAAGGCTTGCGTGAATACGAGCTTATCGACTGTGCGATTACCTTTTCAGATGGCGGCGGTGAGATTGATGCGGCAAGCCGTAGTCAGATTTTGCAGGTCAATGCGTCATGCCGGTATAACTATTTTGGCCAAGGCGGCAAGTTGGGTATCGATGGCAATAAAACCGATATTTTTGCCAATGCCCTAACCAATGCGCTTGATAAGTTTGGCAGCCTTATGCCCGTGTCCGGCTCAGGCGATGTAACCATTTTCGGCTAATAGGTGACGTAATGAGCACAAGCGATACAGATGCTACCCACGTTATCGGCACGATACAAGACGCCGCCCAAGAGTTGTACGACGAGCTATTAACGACCGGTTCGTCAGTACGGCTTCGCGATGTGGTCAAAGTCTTAATCACCAATACCAAAAAATACGCCGGCTGGTCAGGCGAGTTACAGCACTATCCAAGCGATAGCGCTGATGACAAGCCGCTATTGACCATAACCGCCAATACCGTTTTGGGCGTTGATGACTGGCTGATTATTGAGCCGATGGTACGTGCGCATTGCGACCTTGTGCAAGCCCGCCGCATGGAGGGCGCGCAAGGCCTTGGCGTTCAGCAAACCGGCATGATGACCAGCGAGGCTTTGCAGCTTTATAAGGACGCCGTTGAAGTTATGAAAAAAGAGGCGTTCCAGTGCCAGCCATTTAGCGTTGAAGTGCCGAACACCGAGCGCAAGCGCGATGATTTATTTTGGCAATGGATTTTATAACCAGTTAAAAAAACAGCGAGTAAGTTATGGCAGATACAACAAAACAAGTGATTACAGGCGCATGGATAAAGGTTGCTGATGGCGCTTGTACCGTGCAATCAGCAAGCGATAGGAATAATTACAGCAAAGCGTTGTTTGACGTTGTTATTGGTGGCACTGAGCCGGCCGATGATACCGATGTTTTTATCCGTATGTCGCTGAGCCAGCATATTAATTTTAACCATGCCGCGCCGGTGTGGTTGCGCTTAAATGCTAGCAATGCAGACAAAGAGCAAACCGTAATAATTGTTAAATAGGATTGATTATGTCGCAAGATTTTGGAAGTCCTACCACGGCAACCGGCGGCGCAAGTGAAACGGCCGCCAGCATTAAAACCAAGTATGAATCGAATGAAAATACCAACGTATTCACCGATGCCGACAAGCAAAAACTTGATGGCTTGAGTAATATTACCGCCGCTACAGATATAACGTCGTTTGAAGCGGCATTTAACGCGGCGCTTGTCGCACCAACCCCCGAAGTATAAAAGGATTAAGAAATGACCGCTTATTACACCCAAGCACAGATTGACGAGATTGGCGCTTTGATTGGCCAAGAGATTTTGAATAGCAACGAGGCGCTAAAGCAGTTTGTGCAAGATAAGATTGCCGCGCTTGAACCGGTAACGCCGCCAGCACCGACCGAACCGGAAGCGGGCGACGGTACAACCCCAGCGCCGGCCGCTGGCACGTTTTTAGATGATGGCCGTGAGATTAAAACTAGATTGCTTCAATTTACAGCACAAACCGGTAATAACAATATCCCTATAAGCGGTATTCATTTTGAAAAAATATTAGGTTATCGGATTTGTTTTCGACACCCTGATGGCGGGATTTTTAACGAAAACTATGACCAAACTGGTCAGTATTATGGCAGTCAATCCTACATGCTGAACGACACCCTTACCGTAAACATACCAGATTCAGAGCATGTAGGTAAAGTATGCTTTGCTTTAATTACCTACCTAGCATAAAGACTAAGCAATTACTGATTTTACTAAATTAAGCCATTGCTAGGCGATGGCTTATTTGAGTAAAAACAACAACAGGCGCTAGCATGAATATACAGTTAGAGGACGGCAGCACGATAGGCGGCGATGACTTGATTAGCGCCATCTATCGCACTGACTTTGTACCCGTACCGGTAACGCTTGAGGCGGTGGTAAAGGCGGACGAGCGTTTGAGCCAATTATTTACCATCGGCCGCCAATTGGCCACCCCTAAAGGCGTTCCCTTGGTAATTGTTAAGTCACAAGTGATTAACGAGCAATCCGTTAAGGCCGGCCGCCGCATTGGCGCTATTCATATCATCGCTGTCATGGCCGGTTGCGAGCCGCTTTTGGGCGTGACCAAAAAGGCGGTTAGTTTAGAAAACACCAGTTTTAACGAGGTTTACCGCGCGCTTGGCGCTAAGCTCAGAATCAAGCGTGACGTTAAGCTGAGCAGCTTTGTTTGCTTAAAAGGCCAGCTACCAACCGCCCCCATAGCCGCCGCCTTGCAAAAGGAAGCGGCTATTATTTGTCACACTGACAATGGCATGGAAGTTATCCGCCTTAACGAGCTTATGAGCGGCGAGGCCATTTTATTTGATAAAAGCGCGGTTCAGTGGGTAGAGCACCCCAACGCCGTAAGACACAGCAATACCAATTATCTATCGATTGATGATGACGGCTCGACCATTTTAGGCACGGCGCGCGCTGAGCGTTCTATCCGCTACTACCCCCGCGCCGATAACCGCGAATTACAAAATTTGCGCCGCATTTTAATCACCAAAGCCACCATAACCCGCCAGCTTGATGAACGCCTAGACGCCGGCAAGTTGATAGAAGTAGACGACCAACGGCTAGTCGTTTTAACCGCCGCCCATCGATACGATACCGGCGCACTTGGCGGCCAAACCGTCATGGCGACAAAAGCATGGCTTGCACAAATTGAGAACACCAAATGAGCCATATAACCCCTTACATGCACCCCGCGACCTTGGTTAGCTACGATAGTACCAATCGCACCGCTAAGGTCAGCATAGCCGGCCTAACGGACGGCGTTGAGGACGGTATCACCGCCATGCTTGCCTATCCTATCGGTGATGATGACTTAGACACTGAGCGCGAATTGATAGCCGGCGCTGATGTGTGGGTGTTTTTTGAGCAAGGCGACACCTCAATGCCGGTCATTGCTTTTTACCGTCGTCATGGCCAAGGCCGCGCGGCCGTAAACGTGCGCCGTATCAGGCAAGAAAATATCGAGCTATTGGCGCGCGCCAAGGTGACGATAACCGCCAGCGACTTAGTTTTTATCAAGGCCGGCCAAGTCACCATTGAGGGCGAGGTTTTAATCAAGGGCAACGTAACCCACAAGGGCGACAGCAGCCAAACCGGCCACGCCACCATACAAGGCAATCAAGCCATTAACGGCAGCCATACCGTAACCGGTGAAAGCGTGTCACATGGCAATCAAACCATTAACGGCAGTATCAGCGCCACAGGCGACATAAAGGCCGGCGGTATATCGCTAAAATCTCATAAACATGGCGGCGTTGATACCGGCGGCGGTACGACAAGCACCCCACAATAAACAATCAGGCGGCAATAATGAATCTTTTTAAAACCATGGCGGGCTTGCTCATTGACGAACGCCAAAGCAGACAATCAGCGGTGACAGGTACGATTAACGACGTCAATGCGCAGTATGAGGCCATGAATCAGATGGAGCTTGGCACGTTCACCAGCAGGGACAAGCTACCGCGCACCCGTCAGCAAATTTTTACCATGTGGGAGATTATGCAAAAAGACCCACAGATAGCAGAGGCGCTGAGCTTGCACGTTACCGCCGCGCTTGGTGGCCATGAGACAACCGGCGACATGATTTTTATAACCCCGCATGAGCGCGTGCGCGGGCAAGGCCGCCGTGCTAAGGAATTGCGCGATAAGGTAGAGCGCGAAGCCCGTATCATCGCGCCCATTATCAACCGCTATGCGTTCTCACTTGCCCGCCAAGCTATCGGCTTTGGTGATAGCTATGCGCGTATCTATACCGACGACAAAAAAGGCGTTGTCGGCCTGATGAATAACCGCCATACATTCCCGCCGCTGATTATGCCGTTTGAACAGGCGGGCGCGACCGTGGGCTTTCATGCGCTAGAAGAAGAGGACAGGGAGCGTACTATCGCTAAATTGACCCCTAAGCAGTTATTGCGGGTTCGTATGCCGCGTATTGAAACCGTGCCACAAATGCCAATGCAGGTATGGCAGGACAAAAAGACGTTGATTTACGACAAGCGCAGCGACAACCCGATTTTACCGGCCGAGGTGGGCGGCTCATTCTTATACCCGATTGAAGAGCCTTGGCAGGACGTGACCATTAGCCGCGCCGGCCTCAATAACCAACAGATTGCAGACAGCGTTAAACAGGCGTTTTTAACAATCAACATGGAGGGTATGCCGCCAAACCAGCAAAAGAAATACCGCGCAAGCATTGTTAAAATGTTGACCAATTACCGCGGCCAAATTGAAGAGGCGTTTAAGGGCGGCGAGGCCTTATACGGCACTAAATACCATATCATGCCGCAATGGAGCGAAAAGCAGATTTTGCAATCCGTTGGTGACTTATCGCAGCGCAATATGCCGCTAAACGAGGGCTTATTAATGCTCAACTTGCGCCGCTTGGCGGGCGGGCTTGGTATCGATTTATCATTGATGGGGTGGGCGGACATGCTGGCGGGCGGGCTTGGTGATGGGGCAGCCTTTCACACGTCAGCGCAAATCATGCGCCGGTCAACCTTGATTAGACAAGCATGTATCGACGCCTTTAATCACCTTATGTCTATTCATTGGGGTATTAAGCACGGTGAATACTTTAATTCCAATGAATACCCTTGGCAATTTGACTTCTACAGCGACCAAAACGCCGCCGCTACTCAGGCGCTCAATAACAAGCAAAACCGCGCCAATACGACCACGGTGCAAGCTCAGGCTATCCAAATGTTAAAAGAATTAGGGCTTGACAAAGAGACTGTCCAGCTAATTTTAGAGGACAGCATGGGTTATGACATTGAATTGGCCGAAAAAATAGCCACCTCAGTCACCGCCCAGCCATTGCTTGATGCCAACGGCGCGCCAATGCAGGGCGACGCTATGCCAGCGGGCGCGCCGCATGATGATGACGTACCTGATGACCTATTGGATGATGACGACGATGATTATTGATAACAGAGTAACCGAGCTACTCAACGCCACCAACAAGGCCGCCAAGCAAGCCCTTGGCGTTGATAATGCCGGCCTAATGCAGCTTAAAAAGATTTACGGCGAAACCAAAGCGCATGACGTGCTTTTGCAGTGTATGTATATGGTTAAGATTGAAAATATCTTTAATATCAAAGGCGATATACCGTGGTTTAAAGACAAAACATTGACCTATCTTGTCACCGAAGCTGAGCTATCGTTTGGCAGCGGCGAGGCGGAAACGTTTTACGCGGGCGCGCTACCGGCCGGCTATATGACCCAAAAAACCGATAGTGAAATGGATATGACGTTTATTGAGACATTGAACGGCGATATTTTTAAATCTTATCGAGCGTGCCATAAGCTGATTTTTAACGCTGATGGCACGGTCAACGAGCCGCAAAAGTATGCGTTTAAAGTCACGATAGGCCTTATTCATAATAAAAAAAACAACCATATTGCACCGGTTGCCCGTTCGTGGATTGTGTGCGCAAAAAGTGGCCGGACAGAGGTAAGCAGTGCCGGCCGCAGTGAGATTATCAAGGAGACAATCAGCTTTCAAAAATTGCGCCCGATGATGTTTGAGCGCTGATTTTTTTGCCCGCCTTAACCGGCGGGTTTTTTTATGGCCGCCCACCATGGAACACCCCTAAAGCGTGAGCGCTAAAACTTGTCAAAATGAAGCCATCTTATTCATTTAAACACAGGTACAGCGACATGACGTATATTCCAGTAAATAAAGCCAACACCAACCATAAGAGCCGCGACGACAACGGCCGTGAGATTGCCCGCTATAGCCGCTATGAGACAGGCGTTATCGATGGCAAAAACCGCGAGCTTTTGGCCGTGATTGCAGACCAAGCCGGCTTTGATGGCATGGGCTTTGATGCGTCAATTGGCAGCGGCGATGATAGCTGGCACGTTGCCAACGTTTTTGACAGCAACCGCCGTTATGTCGATACGATGGTTATTGGCGGCGCGTTTGACAGCCTACACGCCAAGCAAGTAGCCGACAGTCAATTGCACCGCTTGCGCGGCGATAATTGCGTGATTGTCACCAATCCACAGTTTGACAGCTTAAGCGATGATAAGCCTGATACATGGTCACTTGACGCCATCAATAAGTTATTGGCCAATCCCTCACAAAACAAATCTTACTTGCCCGTTGTCACCGCCCAAGAGCTAAATTTTGAGGCGGCGCGCGTGACGTTTGACGCCGTGCAGTGGGATAGCATGGACGGCCTTGTTAGTCATGGTGGCAGCGATTCAGCGCTATTTCTTGACCTAATCCGCGCCGATGGCCATAAGCAGTTATTAGAGCCGTTAAACCTTGTGCGCGAGCTTGAATTACTAGGCGCAGAAGAGCATAGCTTTGATGCCTTGATGGATAAAAAAGTTCGTTTAACGCTACTAAAAGACCGCTTATTTAACGCCATGAGCCGCGCGGGCGACGCTGAGCTATCTGTTACCAATGTCACCGAAACAAAGCCATTTAAGCGCCAAGGCGTGACGAATATTGCGTTTGTTTTTGACCTATCGGACGGCCAAAAATTATCGATATGGTTTCATAACCCCGATAGCACCCCATCGCAGTTAAAAGCTGATGACGTGATGATTAGTTGGAAATGGATGTTAAACAAGCGTGACGTGACCGCCGTATTGTCACCAAAGCAAGGCGATAACGTACAGCTTCCCGTCTTGGCCGCCCGTATCATGCGCGTTGCCCGCAAAAATTCTAAGAAATTCAAAGCCGCGCAAGACCGCGCCGCCGCGCTTGAACAAGAGTTGCAAGACGCCCAAGCGCTGGTTGATGCCAAACAAGGCGAGATTAACCAGCTCGATACTGACATTGCCGGCTTAAATGCTGCTATTGATGCCGCTATGGCCAAAAAAGCAGAAGAGCCGACCACGCCGCCCGAAATGACTGAAAAAGAGCAAAAAGAGAAGCGCGAACGTGAGCGCGTCTTGGCCATGCAGTTTGACGAGGTAACACAGTTCTACAAAAACAATGGCGCTGAGCCAAGCGCATCCGCTAACGACATTATCGAAAAAATGCTTGCTAAGCGTTTGGAATCTATCCGCGCCAACGCTGAATTTGTCGAATATCTAGCGCCTTACGATACTTATAACTTACTGAACGACGAGCCAGCGCCGGACGTGCTGAGCAATAGCGCAAACAATGAAGTACCGCCATTCTCAGTAGGCGACCCCGTTGTTTGGCGTAATGAGATTGGCGAAATGAAAGGCACGTTTAGAGGCATGGTTGGCCAAAATATCTTCATTATGACCGACGACGGCCAAATGGGCGCGCCAGCGACCGAGGTTTTTGCCGATGACAGCGCACCAAAAGCCACGCCGGCAAGTGGCAAAAGCGATATTGATGCCATGATTACCAAGGCGGCCAATGAAGATTTTGATGATTATAGCTTTTGGATTGCAACCGCAACCGTGGCCGATGTTAAAGCCTTAACCGAAAAGCAGTTTTACAAACTAAGCGCCGCGCTTGAAGATGTAAATATGCACGGTGAGCACTTATACCTTGCCGCCATGCGTACCGGTAACGCTGAATGGATAGCCGAAGCAAAAAGCATTAACGACGCCAATAAAACCGGCCTAACGCCCGAATTGAGCGACCGCCGCAGCGCCTTATGGGCGTTGATAAACGGTGAGGCCGCGCCCGTGCAAGCTACCGATAATATACCAAGTCATGCGGGTTTAGCTAAAAATAGCGCTATAGCCTACATGCAAAAATTACTCGATTTTGCTCGACAAGATTGGACGCCAAGCGCTAATTATGAGGACGTTAAAGACTGGTCAACAGACGACTTGATTGCCCTTAGACAAAAGGATGAAAAAGCGCTTGAAGATGAAAAGCAGGAAGTGTTAAAACGCGCCGGCCACGTATATCACAATAAGTCTTATAAAAAAGATGCCGACGAAATACAAGACCTTGGTAATCAAATAAATGCCGCTTATGAGCGCACACCTTACGGAGATAAACCAAGTCAATCGCAGCAGCTTTTCGCCTATTGGAAAGATATAGCAAAGAAACACCATGAGGCTAAAAAGGAGGCGGCAAATCAAACCGCGCCCGAACCAGTAGACGATACAGTAGACGATACAATCCCGTCAAAAACCGTGGCTATCCGTGACGCCCTAGATGTGCTTAAAAACGATGTATTCAAAGGCCAAACCGACAAAGTATTGATGTATACCTTGAACGATGCTGGCGACATAGTGCATTGGTCATTCATTAAGGCGTCGAGCAAGTCCGCACAAACGCGCTTTACCAATAAGCACTTGTATGAAGCGGGCGTGAAAACCGTGATGACCGCCAATATTCCCGATAATATCCAAGCCGCTGCCCGCCAATTAGAAACGCTGGGCTATACGATTGATTATAGCGACCCCGAGGGCTTCACCTCAGACGACTATACCGTAGGCGATGTGTACGAAATGAAGCGCAAGGACGTTTTCGGCAACAGCGCGGTAGAACCCGATGATACGATTATCATGGAGTTTACCGAATGGCTATTTTTACGACGCGGTGAAGATGCGGCCAAGCTACGCCTAGCGACCCTAAGCGGTTCTAATAGCGTAAATCTAACCGTCGCTGAAATGGACGCCATCGTAAGCCGTGGTGACGCCCGCCGATTGACGCAACCCGAGATTGACGCCGCGCGTGAGTTTGAGGACACCAAACTAATCTCAACTTACGTGAATAACAAAGGCCGCGTTTTGGCCGAAGTCTTTTTGCAAGAGGGCGTCTATGATATTAAGAGTTCCGACGGTTCTAGCCTTGGCCTTGCCGACGTTGGCCAAGTGACCGAGAAATTAAAGGCCATCAAATCCCGCAATGCTTCAATGAAGCACCAATCCGGCCAAGACTTTTTACGCGATGACGGCGGCAAAACCTACCCACCGGTAGAGTATGACGAAGAAGAGCGCGAATATATCGCCTACATGAATAACAAAAAGGTTGATAAGTGGACGGCCTACCAAGTGAGCGGCGGCGACTGGGCGGTAGTGGCAGACAACGCACAATCACGCGCGTTTAATTCATGGAATCCTAAGTATTTTGACAACGTAGACCAGCTATTGGCCGCTTATCCCGCGTTTAAAGGCATTAAGGCGCTTATCGCTCAGGCTGAGCAAGACGACTATGAATCAATCGATTCAAGCCGTTTCCCGTCGATGTTTTTAGAGCGCCACGCCGACAAATTGCAGACGTTAGGCATTACTGATGACGACATTCAATACAGACATGACGATGACAGCGACAATTTGTATGTCGAAGCCGGTATCTTCAAAGACAAAACCCTAAATTATACCGATGCCGTTTGTAACGTCGTGGACGCTGCTATAAGCTTGTATGCGGATGTGGCCGTGTCCGACTTTAACGCCACCGTTTACCAAGATTCACTATTTGACAGCCTAACCAGTCAGTCAAAACCGACTTACGGCGTGACCGTGCAAATCGTTAAGTTTGACGCCACAGTACGCGCCAAAATCGACATTGACGGCACTTGTGAGATATTGCAAGGCGCAAGCGGTGAGGACGTTGTGGCCACCATCAAACACCGATACACCGAAAACACACAACCCTATATCGACGCCATCGATAAAGCCTTTCAAGCCCAAAGCGATAAAAAGGCCGCTGATGCCGCCGCCCTACAAGCCGAAATCGATAAAAAGGAAGCTGAAAACATGAAAAATACCGTGCAGACTAACAGCAGCAATGAGCCAAAAACCTATCCACCAGTTGAATACTTAGGCGAGGGGCGTTATCGCGCTTACAAAGACGCCAGTAAAAAAGAATACTGGACAGCATCAAGGATTAACGGCGTTAGCAAAAATCCTTTTGCTGTGACGGCCAACTTTGAGGGCGGCGTGACCGAAGAGAATAAGAGTAAAACTTACAAGTGGGATGAAGAGCTTATCGCAGCATACCCCGCGTTCCAAAGCATAAAAAATATCCATAAACTTGTGGGCGTTAGCGAAGAAGATTGGCCGCTATTTACAGAGCTGGACAACGATAGATACCGCGCTTACAAAGACGCCAGTAAAAAAGACCATTGGACTATGAGTTACGATGAATACGGCCAATATTGGGTTATTGACCCTAATTTTGATGGCGACCTCGATAGAGGGTTTAAGTTTAGCGATATAAACGACCTTTTACAAAGTTACCCTGAATTTGCGGGCGTGGATAAGGTTATTAAGGCAAAAGCTGATGCCGCCAAGGCTGAGAATGGCAGCGCCTACAAACGAGCAGATTCTTATGATAACGATGCGTGGAATAAAAACCGCAAGCCTAATGCTAGAGAGCAGTTAATTATTGACGCCGTAAAGCAAGCGCTTAATGAGGGTATAAATGCTAGCTACGCAATACAGGAGCGCGTGGCTGAAATATTAAACGTATCGCAAGAAGATATAAAATTTAGAGCTGAAATAACCGCGAACCGTAAAGGGGAGTTTAATACGGATATAAGAGAGGCTATCAATTATATAGAGCGTTCAGCTACGCCTACAAATTCAAGTGACGACAATAGCGAGTTAAGCAAGCAGCTTGCCGACCTTGAAAGCGCGGTCAATGCTGAGGGCTTTAACCCCGCCGACTTTGACACCAAAGGCTTTATTGAGCTTGTCACCGCCACCGCTGATGACGCTGAGCTAACCGCGCGCGTGATGGCCATTAGCAGCGTTTATCAACAAAAATTAGTGGCCGCCAGCATGGCCGCCATGACCTCACTTGCCGGCGGTGCGTAATGAAAAAGCCACCAGCGGCCAAAAATAAAGCCCGCGCGCCTAGCAGTAAAAAGCTAGGCAGCAATTGGGGCGATATGGGGTTAAACAAAAACCTTATCGTTAAGATACGGCCGGTGATTGAGGGCAACTTTGAGGGCGGGCAAGGCAAGCAGACGTATAACGTTGACCCCGCCGCGCCCGTCGTTGAATCGTTGTTTGAGGACGCCGAATTTACTATTGAGAGCCAATATAGCACCCCGTTTGAATCGTCTAACCCCGAGGGGCGTTTGCCTAACCTGATGGGTATGATTCAATCCGGCCAAGTATCGGCCGCTTATTACAGCTTCTTTGCCGCTGTCAATGACCCAACCGGCTTTACTGGTACGTTGGGAGATATTGGCGCAGCCGTTGGCGAGGCCACCGGTATCAGTGCAAGCGGTATCTTTGAAGAAGCCGAGGGGCAATTGCAAGGACTTTTAGGCCGGTCAAACTTTACCAAATTGAATAGCCGGCAAATTTTTACATCGTCAAACTCAGTGCGTATCAGCGGCAGCCTTGTGTTTCAAGCATGGGCGAGCGCTAAGACCGAGGTTGAGGACGCCTTGCAGCAGCTACAAAAATGGGCGTCGGCCGCCAAGTTATCGGCTGAATCCTTAATCGTTGGCGGCATTAAAAATGGGTTTTCCGAATCCATGTTTCCCTCAATTATTCCGCCCTTAGTGCAATTGCAGTACGGCGGCAAAACCTACAGCCCTATGGTGATTGAGAGCGTATCAGCACCAATCACCGCCCCCATGAATAAAGACGGCCATCGTATCGCAGTCAAAGCGCAAATATCCTTTTTGTCATTGACCGCGTGGGATGCGCAAAACATAGCCAATATGAGACGTTAAGCATGAATAGTTCAGTAGAAGTGCAGTTATTAAACGACAGCATAACCTTGCCCGATTTAACCATTGGCGATGCCATGGACATTGCGCAAATATCACAAGAGTTCAACGAGAAGCGCTTAAGCGCCATGATTGGCCACTTAAGCGGCGATAACACCTTGGCCGCGCGCCTAACCGCTCAGGAGCGCTATTACATTTTGCTGAGCCATCAAAGCGCCATGCAAAATGCCTACAGCCACGACGTCGGCAACGACGATTATCTTATCGATACCATTCAAGCGGACGTGCCCAGCGTGGCCACCGTGGGCGACGCTTATGTCAATCACTTGCTAGGTGCGCACGTATGCGCCCTAGAGGGGATATGCGAAAACGTCTACGAATGGGTAGCTGGCCAAATGGCGTGTCAGTTGTCCGGCAACTTGGCATTTTATATCGGCGGTGATGACGAGGCGTTTAAATGGGATGCCTTGCCGGCCACCATGACCAATGAAGAGCTAAGCGAGGTTATCCGCACCCGAATTACCCTTATCAATAGCCTAACGACCGACCAATTCAACGATTTAGAGGACGCCTATAGCAGCGGCGTTGTGCAGCTTGAACACTTTGTTATTTTAGGCAGCGAAAATCGCGGCTTAACCCTAATCAAACAAGGAGGTGAGGGCGCAGGCGAACCCGCGCGATTTCCATGCCTTGATGCTTTACAAGGGACAGCCCGCACAATTGCACAATGCCTTGCTTGAGGACGCCTTTATCATGGTGGAACACGGCAAAATGAGCTTGGCAGAAGCGCTTAAAATGGGTTTATCGTTTATAAGAATGTACCAACAATCCCCAAGTTTTGAGACAGTGGTTAAGCGCCTTGAAAGTGAGCGCATGTTTAAAACCAGTCTACTTGAACGCTTGGATAGCATTATAAGCGTTAGCCAATCACGGCGTTAAAGGAGACTACACAATGCCCCATCGAATTGAGGCGGCAAAAGCGACTGTCACAAGTCTTGCTGGCAACGGCGCTAACATTGTCGCCGTTGCCAGCGCCGCAACCGGTTTAACCCAACAGTTAAACCAAACCCACCCGTTTTTGTACCTAGACTTGCCGATATGGCTGTTTTTTGCCGCCGCTGTCATCTTATCGATGATGGGTTCGCTGGTATCACTGTTTGTTGACCTGATGGCCACGCCGCCGCCCTCACCGGCACGGCTGGCCATCAATCTAGTGTTAGGTTTTTTAACCGGCATTATCGGCGCGTTTGTTATTTTGCCGTCCGTAACCGCCGCCCCACCAATGCCATTGCTACTATTAACGGCGCTGTCTATGTCGTTACTAGGTACGGTTATCGTTCGCAATATAGGCGAAGTTTTACGCAGCGCTGAGTTATGGCAATCCATAAAAACAATTATTAAAGACGTGATAATCGAAGCCCTTGAAGTTGCAAAAAAGATAGCTATTGAGCGCTGGAAGCTATTTTTGGCCTTGATTTTCGGAGGTCATAGCAAATGAGTATTTATACATTATTAGACTGGCGCTTCATCAATCTAGCCGTGCCATTTATTGGCCTTATTTCATGCGCTTATTTGTTTTTTAGCCGCAAAACTTGCACCAAGCGCGTCGGCGTATCAACCGCCGTGGCTTTGTCGCTGATGTTTTGGCTCATGCTTACATGGGCGGATTGGGGCAGCTTGTCTTTTGTGGCGTCGTATCAAACCATGTGGGCGCGGGTAATTTTGCTAGTCATATCGTTATTAATTGCCTATGAGCTGAGGTATTACACCCGCCTAAGCCGCTTTTTACGCGCCAAAAACAACCAATTACAGTTAGAAAAAAAGCAATTACACGCCATTATCCATCGCCTTGAAACTCAACTAACCCATAAGGATGAATCAAAATGAGTGATACCCAAGTAATGACCGAAAAACAGTTTTTTGAATGGATGCGCAGCCATCAAGACAATAAGCGATTAACGCAAGATATGGTGGACGGCGCAAATCAAATGATTGCGCTGATGCCGATTGAAGAGTTAAAAGAAGCCTTGGCGCTGGTCAATGGCTGGCATGACCCCAAACCATACGAGGGCATGAAATTTTCAAGCAATGGCAACGAGAGGCTAAAAGAGTATGAGCGCTTTGTCGGCAAGCCTTATCTTGATATTGCCAAAGTTTGGACAATCGGTTACGGCAATACTTACTATGAAAATCGTAAGGCTGTCACCAAGTATGACCCGCCAATCAGTGAGAAGCGCGCCGCTGAGCTTAAGAATAATATCATCAACATGGATTTTGCGCCGGCTGTAAACCTGATGTTTGCTGAGCAGATTAAAAAAGGCGAGGTGACGCAAAATATGTTTGATGCGCTGATTTTATTGTCTTATAACATTGGCGTCCGTGGCCTTGCCGGTTCAAGCGTGGCCAAGCACTTAAAAGCGGGCAAAAAAGAGGCCGCCGCTGATGCGTTTTTGCCATGGAATAAGATTACAGAAAACGGCCGGCTGGTATTCTCGCAAGGCTTGGCCAATCGCCGTGAGAAAGAACGGGCGCTATTTCTGTCCTAAAAAATCAGTCTATCGACATAAAAAAAGGCCGTCTTAAAGATGGCCTTTTTTATTTAAAAGAAAACTGTTATTATTGCCAAGTCGGTAGGCATTAAGTCGCTCTTAATGCCCAAAGGCGCGCTACGCTGGCGCGCTTCCGGCAACCCAAACCAGCGTTTTACTAAGCGAGTAAAAATATGAGCACTGATAAAAACGACATTATCGTCGAAGCCTTAACCTCAAAAATAACCGCCCTTAATGAGCAGATAGCTGAGCTTAGCGCGGTTAAAAATGACCTACACCAAGAATTGCAAAAAGCCAAGCGCACCGCCAAAGTTTTGGCCGATGCGTCCGATGCCGTCGATGCCATGAGTGAGCGTTCCGCCGCTTTATTGCGTAGCTTTATCATCAATAAACACGCCGATTTATTGCCGGCCTTGTGTGAATACGTCGTTGATACGGTGAAATATAAAATGCAAGCTGAGGAAAACCGGTACGACATAGGTTTATTGGCCTTGCAAAACGTGCCCGACCATGTGGAAAATGACGCCGACAGAAGAAAATGCTTTAGCATGGTTTTATCGCTTGAAGAGTTGGCCGGCTTTACCGAAGCAGAGTAACCCCGCCCAAACCCAAAAAAACCCCGTCGATAATGATGGGGTTTTTTTATGCCCACCGTAGATGGAACACCGCGCGGGCGCGTTTTGTTTGTTTGTCATAATTAGCTAACGCTATTATCAACCAACACCGGACAAAACGATATGAATATTGCTGAAAAAATGATGAAGCTGGAAGCGCTACGGGCAGCGCTTGCGGATATGCAAAACGCCCCGACCGTCATTGAAAGTATGCTGAGCGCGCAAAAGCTAACCGCCGCATTGATTGAGCTTGGCTTTTTAAAGGGCAGCGACACCCAAGGGCAGCCGGACGAAGAAACAACGCCCACAGCGGCCGATTCAGCGCCCTTAACGACGGCTGATACCGACTATCTACCCACAACCAAAATGGTAGACCGTAACACTATTGTTATTCCGGCCAAGCCAGCCGCCCGCCAGCGCGCCAATAACGCCGCCATTGCTTTGTTAAAAGAGATTGAGCTAAAAGAGCTTACCCGCGACGACTTAACCCCCGAACAGATTGAAACCTTGGTTACTTATACCGGCTCAGGCGGCGGCTTAAAAGCAGATGACGAGCGCGTCGGTTCAGCGTATGAATATTACACCCCAAAAGAAGTAGCGACCGAATTATGGGATGTGGCCGAAGCGTTTGGCTTTAAAGGCGGCAAGGTGCTCGACCCATCGGCCGGTACGGGCATTTTTGCCGCTATGTCACCCGAAAACGCCGTCGTTGATAGCATTGAGCTTGATAGTATCTCAGGCGGTATCGGTAAGATATTAAACGATGGCAGCCGCAGCAATACCATCATATCGCCGTTTGAAGTGCAAGCCAAAACCATGCCAAACAACAGCCTTGATATGGTCATAACTAACGTGCCGTTTGGTGACAATAAAACGCGCGGCGCTAATGCCGATAAAGACGATTGCTACCAAAAAGAAACCTTGCAAGCGTACTTTATTTTGCGCTCATTGGAGAAGCTGAAATATGGCGGCTTGGCTGTCTTTATCGTTCCGACGTCGGTTATCTCAGGCCGTGATGCTTTGTCTAAAAAAATGCGCCATAAAGCCAGTTTAAAGGCGGAGCTTTTGGGCGCTTGTCGCTTGCCAAACAGCGTGTTTGAACAGACCGGCGCGGACGTGGTGACGGACGTGATTGTATTCCGCAAATTTAGCCGCGAGGTCAGCGACAAGATAGACGATTTATATGCCGCTGGTGATGTGGACACCTTGAATCGCGCGGGCGTGCTATGGCCTGATTACTTAGATGGCCATTACTTTAAACAGCCCGAAAATAAAAAGCTGATTTTAGGTGAGGTGGTCATGGAAAAAAACCGCTGGGGCAAGATGGCCGAAACGGTCAAAGACACCAACGCCACCGCCGGTACGAAAAAAACCCCCGAAATCGCTAAAATGATGCGCAAGTTTGGCAAAAGCCGCATTGACTGGTCAGCACTGGACGCCGCCGAAACCGAGGTTATCGAATACAAAAACGGCGATACCGTCTTTCAAAATGGCCAACAGTTGCAGTATCAAGATGGCCAATGGCAAGTGATGGCCAAAGAAGTCACCGACACCGACCGCGAAATTCAAGACCGTTTGGCCGTCATGGGTAACGCCCTTGATATGGTCATCGCTGGCGTGACCTATGCGCAAGTTGAGCAAGTGATTAGCTACAGCGAAAAGACCAATCAAAACGGCCTCATTCCCGAATATACCGTCGCACTGATTAAGCGCACGCAATCTGTCAGTGAAAAACTACGCGCCGCCGCGTGGGATTGCGTTATTTGCTCGCAAGCGATTCAAGAAGCCATCGAAGCCCACGAATACGGCTTTGATTTTGTCAATGGCGAACGCAAGCTAACCGCCTTTATGAAAACCGCGTTTTTAGATGGTAAAAATGCCAAGCTAACCGGCGACCCAAAACAAGACCATAACCGCATTGCCTTGTATTATGCTGGCGGGAAATATAACGCCGCGTGGCGCGGTGAGGTGAACACCGAAATAGCCGATAATGCCGACGTCAGCAGCTACCAAAGTGTTATAGGCCGTTTGCAGTATGAAAATAAAAGCCTATTTTTAAGCCGTGAGCAGTTGGCCAAGGTTGACCCGAGCGCCGACCCGATGACCTCGAATGAGTGGTTTATTAACGCTGATGGCAGCCAAGTGATTTCCGCCAATGACTTTTTAGTCGGTAGCCTAGCCGACCGTTTGGCCGACATTGACAAACAGATTGAGCAAGCGACCGACCCCACTATCATTGACAAGTTAAAACGTCAAAAAGACTATGCGCGCGACAACGTGAGCCGTATTGACCTTGTGAATATTCAGCTCGATTTAAGAACCCCGCTTATCAGCCCCGAAGATAAAGTGCGCTTCTTAAAGCAATCGGTACACCGTGACGCCTTTGTCGGTACGACCACCGCCGGCAATCCAATCGCTGATATTGACGTCAAAGATAAGACCGGCGGCCGCCGTGAGCAGGATTTAGGCAAGTTATACAACCGTATTGGCGACTGGATTAATCGCGGTACGATTAGCTTGGGCGGCGTCAAACTTGAAACCATGAGCCAGCGCGAGGCCTTAAACTGGATAACCGAAGAGGTCAACAAGGCCAACGTTAAATTTAATACGTGGGCGAAATCTGATAAGCGCGTGATGGAAAGTTTGGCACGCAAAACCGGTGATGAAGCCAATTTATTCTTCACCCAAAACGCCGATGAAACGCCTATCGATATTGCTGGCATGAATCCGGCCTTATCCTTACACGGCTATCAAAATGCGTTCGTTCGCAGCCAAGGGCGCTTTTTTGGCGGTATCAACGGCATGGGCGTCGGCCTTGGTAAAACCTTTTCGTCATTATCGAGCGTGCAGCACGTCCATAATATCGGCGTGAAGAAAAAAACCATTTTTGTCGTACCCAATAGCGTGCTGTCAAACTGGCGTAAAGAGGCCACCTTTGCCTATGAAAACACCGATGATTGTATCTTTATCGGCCTACGGGAAACCGGTGATAAATTCCGCGTATTTTCTAACAAGTACGACGAAGATTTATTGACCGCCGTTGATGGCAAGTATCGCAAAATCTTTATGACTTTTGAGGCGTTCAAACGCTTGCGCTTAAAAGAGGATACCATCGCGGACTATACGCAGTACGTGAAAGACACCGATGCCGCGTATGAAGATAAATTGACCCATAAAGACGACGAGCGCACAAAAGGCATGACGGCCAGCATGATTAAATTATTGACCGTGAACAGCAACGCGCCATTTTTAGAAGATATGAAAATTGACAGCGTGGTCATTGATGAAGCCCACGCCTTTAAAAACTCAATCACCGCGCCGACCACCGATAGCGGTATCCGTTATTTGTCGCAGCCGGAGAAATCAAAACGCGGTGAGGACGCCCAAGCGAAGCTATGGTATATCCGCAGCCTAACCGCTAATAAAGACGGCGTTCAGTTATTGACCGCCACGCCTATCACCAACAGCCCACTTGAAATCTATTCAATGATGGCGCTGGCAAGTGGCCGCGATACCGTCAATAAAATGTGTGGCGGCATCCAAGGCGCTGATGACTTCATCAAAATCATGTGTCAAATTGAAGAAGAAACCTTGCCAACCATCGACGGCGGCGAGCGCTCGCAAAACGTCTTTACCGGCATTAGAAACGCGCAAATTTTGCGTAGCTTGGTCAACTCGCAAGCAGTTATTAAAGACGCCCAAGACGTCGGTATGTCCGTCGTTATCCCTGACCGCGAATTGACCGCGACCAGCGTGGTATTAGACAGTGCCGCAAGCCAGCAGCTACAAGAGTTTCAAGACGCTTACACCACCGCAAAAGAGCTGGTTAAAGACTTTCCTAATCCGGCGCTGAATAACCCCGAGCACCCGCAAAGCCCTGACAACCCAAACAGCCCTATTAGCCGCGTGATGGCCAAATATGGCGAACCTATCGACCTTATCGCCGCGCCGTTTAACCTTATACGCAAAATGGACGTTGTGATTGCTGATGCTGAATTTGCCGAACGTGCCAGCTTCTATGACTTTGAAGCCGCCCAAGAGAAAATTGCGCAAAAGGTTGTCGATGCGTTTAATGCCAAAGCCTACATTGAGAAGCGCAAAAAGCCGTCGCCTTATACCAACCCTGACGACGCTGAGCCGATTTTTGTCACTGAGGGCAAAGAAAAGGTATTGAAAGGCTATAAAATCAAAGCCATGGCCAAGATTATTTTGCACAGTGGCCGCAAGCGTATCGTCATTGACACCTTAAGCGGCAAGACGCAAAGCAACTTTGAGGCGTTGGCAGACAAAGCCGGCCTTAATCTTGATGTGACCGTATCGGCCAAAATTGCCGCCTTGCTCGAAAACTTTAAAGCTGAGCAAGCAAGCCCCCGCGGCGCGGCCGACGATGGCACGGCAAGCCATATCGTTAAGCAAATCATTTTTTGTGACCATATCTTTTTGCATAACAAGATTAAAAAGATTTTGGCCAAATCAGGCGGTGTGAGTGCCAGTAAGATTGCGATTATTACCGGCCAAGTGAATAACGAGCCTGACGAAATGATTGATATTCAAGACGGCTTCAACGCCCACGGTGACGACAATCAGTACCAAGTCATCATTGCCAACGAAAAGGCCGAGGTAGGTATCAATTTGCAGCGCGGTACTCAGGCTATCCACCATTTAACGACCGGCTGGACGCCTGACAGCTTAGAGCAGCGCAACGGACGCGGCGCGCGCCAAGGCAACAAGACCGAAAAGGTTATGATTTATCACTATGACGCCGACGGCACGTTTGATGAATTTAAGCGCACCATGATTGATAAAAAAGACGAATGGATAACCGGCGTGCTCAAAGGTGATGGTAAAAATACCATCAAGGTATCAGGTAGTATCACCAACACCGAAAAAGACGCCCTTATCACCGCTGGCGGTAGTAAAGAGGCCATGCGTGAGTATCAGCGAACCCGTGACGAAAACGAGGCCGCCGCCGCCCGCGCGCTTGCTATCAAACGCCAAGGGATTAACATTGAGGTCATGCAAGAACAGACCAATTTAATTGCCAATCTGTCAGCGGAGAGCTTCTACGAGCAAGCGATTATTGATGTTGTTGCTATTATCCGCGAAAACCGCGCGCTTGCGACCAAAAACGAAAACCCTAAAATCAAGCCGGCCGCCTTGCAAAAAGGCTTGGCGCTTTATGAGCAGCAAAAAGAGAACGCCATCGGCCGCCTAAACGAAATCATAGATTCTGTTAGCATTGCAGAAATGACGCGCGACGAAAAAACCTATCGATACAATCCAACCGGCAACACGGTTAAAGCGAGCAAAACCGCTGAGCAAATGTATGACAGTGTTTTTGAGGATAGCAAGGAATACAAGCCGTCTGAGACGAGAAATTGGCGCAGAATGTTTGAGCGAAGAGAGTTTAACAAGGGCGTCGATTGGGATTACAAAGAAGTGGCCGTCGATAAAGACAGTTTTTATCAAGCGGCGTTTGATGATGCCCGCGCCACCGCTGAAAGTTTGATTGACCAATCGGTGATTGCAGCCAATTTTATCGCTGACGAAATGGGTATCGATGGCGTTAGCTTACCGCCTGATGCCGGCGCGCAAATTGTGAACAAACAAGCGACCGTTGTTGACGGCCGGTTTTTTGCCGTTGATGCTTTTCTTTATGACTTTGAGGCCGATAACAATAATCTTTACGTGATTACTAAAGACCTTGAAGCCGTTAAGGCGACTGAGGATTCAATGAGAAGCGGTTTTAGTAATGTTAGCCCGTCAAAAGAGCGATTAACCTATTTGCGCATGGGGAAAATGGAAGTTGTCTTACCAAGCGACAGCCGCTATTTATCCTTGGTTAAAAAAGCCGCCGCCCTTGAAGATGACTGGCATAGACGTACTTTATTGAGTGAGGGTAAAGCCGTTTATAGCACCGCCTTGCCGATAGTCGCTGAGTACCGCGACGCTAGCGTTAAACCGCTTTGGGATATTGAGGCTGGCATGGACGACCGCCAAGCGGAAATCAAAGGTTCTAACGCCAAGTATATGTTGCCGCTAAGCCTATTGAGCACGGGCACAGCGTTTGCCGCCGCTGCTATCGACTTCTACCAAAAACATAACATTACCGTCGATGTGGCCGCCGGCAAGTTTATCGTTGATGATGAAAACGTCCGCGTTGCACCGCGCCGCATGATGTTAAATATCGCCAGCGATAGAGACGAATACTTTAAATTTGTGGCCGATATAGTGAAAGACGCGGGCGTGAAGCTGAGCGACGGCGATACTTACTTGATGAATAACGCCCGCTTTTTGGTCAACGTGGTTCGCTACAATGCAGCCAATGTGAACGACGGCGTTAATGCGGTTCTAAATAAAATAACCGCCGATAGCGACCCTAATACGTTCAAAAGATTAGCGGTCAAAGTTTATAATGATTATATCAGCCATAGCCAATACACTACCGGTATCACTGATGATGATATTCAAATTGATATTTTAAATATCATCGTCGGTACAGTAAAAAGCCGTTTTGGCAATGATTATGATGTGATTTCTGCTATGAATAGAGCGTTGACCAACGCCCAGCGTGAGGCTGGCAAGGCTATTGAAGAGGCCGCCGCCGCTGATGGCAGTGCCAGTGATAGCGCCGCGGCAAATGAATCAGGCATTGATGACAAAACCGTCGTCTTTATTGGCGGTAACACCAAGGACAATAAAGACACCATCAAAGCCTATGCCGATAGCTATGGCCATGTTGTCTCAGGCGGTAGAAAATCGCGCTGGTACGGCAGACAAAGCGTTTGGGGTATCACTCATAGCGCGTGGCGCAAAATGATTGAAGATAAGCCAAGCCTTGCAACCGAGCTAACCATGCGCACCAATTACAATTAAGGATATGACATGAATAACTATCTGTTTGACCCTGACTTTTTAGCCCAAAAGACAGCGGACACCAAAAAGGCGCTAGCCGTCAATGAGCCGAACGCAAACTTTACCGAGTTTGCCGCTGGCGTGATTTATGAGCGCCTAAAAACCAATATTGAGCGCTACCGCGTGTATGGCGTTTATTGGTGGGCGCTCAAAGACGTATTGCGTCGCCAAGGTTACGACGTCGGTGAGGAAACCGACGTTAATATGGCCAATTGCTATAAAGGCGCAACCGACGATGAAACCATCGTCGCCGCCGATTTATTTTACCTTGACATGAGCAACAAGGTAACGGTTGATAACACCCGTTGGACAATCGATAACCGCCGGCCTGACTTTGTTCTTTATGACGCCGATATGGAAAATCGCAGTAGCATTACCCAAAGCACGTTTGATGATTAAGGACGCCTTATGATGGATAAAGAAGAGTACGACAAGGCTTTTTATGCTTTTTACGAGGCGGTCATCAACGAACGTCATTGGGATAGCCTTAGATTGCCGCGCGATATAGCGTTTTACCGCTTTTGCTTTAATGAGGCCGTCGCCGGCCGTATGACTGGCGGACGCTTAGAGGGTAAGGGCGTGCAGCTTGCAAAATTATTTTTACTTGGCTATCAAGCGGCAACCGGCAAGCAAATCATACAGCGCATTGAGCGCGTTTACTTTAACTCAGTAAATTAACGGCTTACATGGTATGATATATTATAAAAACCGTTTAGGATAAAGTAACATGAGAATTTGCAGCTATTCTAATTGCAATAATGATATAAGTCACAGGCATCTTAATACCAAATTTTGTTCGCCTCGTTGCAAAAACAAGGATAGATATGCAAAACATGGGGCTAGAATGACAAATGAAAAACGCCAAGAGTTGTATGCAAAAAGAGTCTCTTGCAGTAATTACCGTAGAGTCCTGAATGACAAGGCCAATATAAGAGCGGCCAAGATACGCAATTTTTTAGCGGATTTTAAGCTAGCTGTTGGCTGTTCTGATTGCGGCTATAATGCACATCATACGGCTTTAGATTTCGACCACGTAACAGGAAAGAAATCATTTAATGTTTGCAATGCGAAAAGCATCAAGTCCGCCAAAGTTGAGATTAAGAAATGTGAGGTAGTTTGTTCTAATTGCCATAGAATACGCACTTACAACAGGTTAGAAAGTTTGAGTAATTAATTTTTACACATAACAGCCGGCCACCAATGATGATAGTAAATAGTTTTATATGATGGAAATAACCGGTTATAATGAGCTATGACGCTGGTTACGTCATATTCTGTTTTTGATTAGAATTGGAATCTTCGTTATTCATTATTGTAAAAAAAGCCCTATCGCAACGATAGGGCTTTTTATTTGTTCGCATTTACTGATGTTTTTCTCTTGCGGCCGCCTGACGAATCAGGCTTTTAATCGCACCGCTTTTATTGCTTTGGCGATTGAGCCATTCTAAAACGTCGGCCTCGCTATTGACGTTTATCGTGAACGTAACGCTAGTATTTCTTTCACGGTAGGCCGATTTCGCCTTTTGGGTATAGATTGGTAGCTTTGATTTTTTACGCGGCTTAAACAGCCGTATAACGCCATCTAGGCCATGCTTGCTATAGTGATATTCTATATCAATATCAGGTATGCCAGTGCTACCATTTTTTGACTTAACGTAACCCTCGTCGCTTGGTTCAGCTTGCGGGTAGGTGATACCGTCCTTTTTTAGCTGGTATAGATTGCCGCCTGACGCGCCAATGACCATTATCACGCGATAACCGGCCGCTTCTAGTTGCTCGATAATATCATTCATTGTTTGCACCTTGGTTGTCTTGTAAGCATAGGATACCGTAACCGCCGTCGATGCTTTCAATGGCATCATCAAGGCTGCTATAAGCCGCGCAATCCCAGTTATCAAATTCATCATGCTTAAGCAGCTTAAGGGTTACTAATCCCGTCAATTTTTCGCCTTTATGGCTTTTGTCTACTTGGTTGCGCTCGACAAGATAGCTACCCGCTGATGGCTCATAATTTTCATCAAAGCCAGCCATGATACGCGCCACCCAAAAGACGTGCGTATCTTCGCAGACGAATACGCGCGTATAGCCGTTGGCCTCATACTCAGGGTTTACCTTGAACGCAAGCGGCGTGACTTCGGTAAACTTGGCAAAACTAAAACCTAGTTCCATTGTCCATTCTCCCCGAGCAGTTGGTCATACGTGATGGCTTTTGAGAAGCTAAAGACATATTCAATCTCGCTTTTTGCCGTGGCGGCCAAATCCTTACCTTGGCTGCTATTGAGCGCTACATAATCGCTTTTTTCAAAAAACGTGAGCGTATGGCGTTTGCTAAGCGTTATCCACGCCTTGCTATCGTCGCAATGTATATCGGCGTTACTGATATTGCCGTAGCTATCATGCAAGCCGCCGCCAACAGTGATGACGACGCTATCAGGTAGCGCGCAAATCATTTCAATGTTGCGCTGAATCTCGCACCAAAATTTATCGACATTTTCGCCATTATTAGCGATAACTTTATTCATGCCAGTCATGTTGGAATCCTTGAAAGTAGGTTGCCGGCTTGCGGGATTGCAAGCCGGCGGGGTGATTAGTTGCTAACGACTGACCAGCCATCAACGCCGGTCATCTTTTGGCGCAAGGGATTGCCGGCCATATCTTTGATAATCGCGCCGACGTTGCCGCCTTTGACCAGTTCGCTAGATTCATCGATAGCGCCCTCGATGGTGTCGCTATACAAGCCCCAAGTCGAGTTATTATCGGTTGTGATGCGGAAGTGTACTACCGGCGCTGGCTCGACAAGCTCATTGCTAAACAGATTGACAATATCAAGATGACGTTCGGTAAAGTCGCTTAATTCCATGCCGTCCGCTTCGTTTACAAATAAAAGCCATTGGCCGTTACTCACGGTCAATTCAAAATACTCAACTTCGCGTGAAGTTTCTAAAAATTCCTTGATGCCGCTTTTAGCAAACACCTTGCCGATTAAATCGCCGTCGCTGTGCATATCAACAGTTAGGCCACGGTTTACCACTAGCTCAGTAATGGCGGCTTTAAACTTGGTACGGGTTACGGTTGCGTCGCTCAT